ATGAGTATGTCATCCATACCGTCGTCCTCCCAATCCGGGAAGCTCTATGGCTGGGTCGAAAGAATTGGTAACAAGGTTCCCCATCCTTTTTTGCTCTTTATCTATTTGATAATCGTACTCATGGTGACGACGGCAATTTTGTCAGCCTTTGGCGTCAGTGCGAAAAACCCGACCGATGGTACGCCGGTGGTGGTGAAAAACCTGCTCAGTGTGGAAGGATTACACTGGTTTTTACCCAATGTGATTAAAAACTTTAGCGGTTTTGCTCCACTTGGAGCGATCCTGGCGCTGGTTTTAGGTGCCGGCCTAGCGGAGCGCGTCGGCTTACTGCCAGCGCTAATGGTTAAAATGGCATCGCATGTTAATGCCCGCTACGCCAGTTATATGGTGCTGTTTATTGCTTTTTTCAGCCACATTTCTTCCGATGCGGCGTTAGTGATCATGCCACCGATGGGTGCGCTGATTTTTCTGGCGGTGGGCAGGCATCCAGTTGCAGGTTTACTGGCCGCCATTGCAGGCGTAGGTTGCGGCTTCACGGCTAATTTACTGATTGTCACAACCGACGTGTTGCTGTCGGGGATCAGCACGGAAGCGGCGGCTGCGTTCAATCCGCAAATGCACGTCAGTGTAATTGATAACTGGTATTTTATGGCCAGCTCCGTAGTCGTTCTGACGATTGTTGGCGGCCTGATAACCGACAAAATCATCGAGCCACGGTTAGGTCAATGGCAGGGAAACAGCGATGAGAAACTGCAGACATTGACCGAAAGTCAGCGTTTTGGTTTACGCATAGCAGGTGTCGTATCGCTACTTTTTATTGCTGCGATCGCGCTGATGGTGATCCCGGAAAACGGGATATTGCGCGATCCGATTAATCACACCGTGATGCCATCACCCTTTATTAAAGGTATCGTGCCACTAATCATTCTTTTTTTCTTTGTGGTTTCGCTGGCTTATGGCATCGCTACCCGCACAATTCGACGTCAGGCGGATTTACCGCATTTAATGATTGAACCGATGAAAGAGATGGCGGGATTTATCGTGATGGTTTTTCCCCTCGCCCAGTTTGTCGCCATGTTTAACTGGAGCAACATGGGGAAATTCATCGCCGTGGGGCTGACCGATATACTTGAAAGTTCAGGGCTTAGCGGCATCCCGGCGTTTGTCGGTCTGGCGTTGCTTTCCTCTTTCTTATGCATGTTTATTGCCAGCGGTTCCGCAATCTGGTCGATTCTGGCCCCCATTTTCGTACCAATGTTTATGCTACTTGGCTTTCACCCGGCATTTGCGCAAATCCTCTTTCGTATTGCCGACTCATCCGTATTGCCTTTAGCGCCGGTATCTCCTTTTGTTCCACTGTTTCTTGGATTCCTGCAACGCTACAAACCAGACGCAAAACTGGGTACTTACTATTCGTTAGTCTTGCCCTATCCGCTTATCTTTTGAATGGATAACTTAATGAAATATTCATTTTTATTCAATGTGTTATGCTTTGTTTTTGTTTTTGATTTATCATTTTGGTCACTATTTGGTACACAAAAAGAAACGAGGCGTTAGCCTCGTTTCGCGCGGCGATGTTCTTCGCACATCACCTCTTATTTTTCGCTTCCGGTCAACTGCCGGACAAGCGCTTCAAGTTTAGTGATCCGCTCATCCATGACGGCAATGTTAGCTCGTAAGCTGGCGTTTTCTTCCTCCAGTTCGGTGACGCGGTTATCTGTTTCGCGTGCCACCTGAACAAGTAAACCAGTCACAGCCGCATAGTCAACATTAAGATAGCGCGTTTCTTCGCGTAGCTCGTTGCCGTCAATGGTCGGACCTTGTAACGCTTCACCGTAATGAGTAAACGATCCCACAGCTTCCGGAAGCGCCTCCATGACCTCCTGAGCGATAACGCCAGCGTAAGGCAGGCCGTTTTCCTTAAGCGTGTAGGTGTACCCGTTCATTTTACGGATTGCTTCAGTAGCATCGCCTATAACCTGAATGTTGTCCTTCAGGTCGCGGTCTGAAGACTGGTTTACTGTTACGCAGTTTACAGCACCATTAACCTGAAGTTGGCATGAATCATCAGTGTTTTGCTGTGCGTAAAAAAACCATGAAAGCGACGCGTTTGTGTCTGGATCTTTTATCTTGTACTCAAGTACAGTCGGACGGCTTGCTGCACCCCACAAATAAAGCTCGCCATTTCTTGCCGCTGAATTTGCGACGGCTAAACTTACTTTTCTTGTGTAAGTATCAGCGAAAAACTCCGTAGATTTAAATTGCTGGTATCCAGTCCACCTTTGCGAAGATGCGTTAAGAGTAGCAATTTGACACCAGCCCTTATCTACTCCGGCCTCAAAACTTCTGGCATAGAATTTTGAATTACGTCCGGCGAATTGAGTTGCGTGGCTACCGCTAAATCCAACATGAAAACCACCATAAGTTAGGCTATTTTCAGGTGTATTAATGTTACCAGCAATAGGCTTAAATTTGCTTACGTTATCTGATTGTTGTGCGCTCCAGTCCTGATCTGAATATGTCGCAACCCCGTTTCCAGGCTGTATAGTTCCGTTTGATTGGATAACCTGGTAAGAATCACCATATTTATTGCGGTATGTATCAGTGCAATAAAACCCTGTTGCACTCGATGTAAAATCAAGTAGGTTATTACTAATGCCGTAAGTGTCTAAATCAATACCATCAGAGGAATTAGTGATACCCCATTTATAAGTCGGACTATCTGCTGTGTTAGCTGGCTTCCAGTCTGCTGTAGGTATTGTTACAGTACATCCAACCGTAACAGCGATGCGAATGGGGAAGGCATCACCGCGAACATAGATCGCGTTATGCTGATACTGCCCTTTATCAGTACCGCGAACGCAAAGTATCGCGTTTTCATTGTTTGCGTAACAGAAATAATGACCAAATGCAGCCGCCCCCATATCTGACCAGCCACCATCACGTAACCATAAATGAATTGCGTTACAGTTAGGCTCTTCACTGCCAGATATTGACTTAGTTCTCATTGCAATTTCAACAAGGAAATCGCCGTTATAGTGTGAAGGATGGCTGACAATTACAGGGTAATATTTACCAGCTTCAGCACCAGTAGGGGCGTTGTAATCAACCCAATGCGCAATACCTGCAAACGGGATTTGCATATTGGTTTTAGTTTGTTCAAGGTTTGTAGGTACTGCAATTGCATTGACTTTCAGGTTAGGTACTTCTATTTCATCCCTTGCATAGTTGTAGCTCATTGAATTGCTTGTTTTCGTCCCGTCATATCCGTCTTTCTGAATACGCCAGTTACCACCATCAAAGACAAGGCTATAGTAAGGTGTATTTGATGGCCGATCCGTTTCGTTGAATCTGATGGTAGGATGAGCGCTTGATATTTCTACGGGATAATTAAAATTAGCTGTTAATCTTACACGCCTACCTATAAAATCACCGCTATTTAAAGAAAAGTCGCCGTCTTCGCTTAATCCTGCGTATTGGTTTTTATCTCCATTCTGTAGGTGAATTGTGGCCCATGATTTACCATCGCCACGGAATTCTGAATAAAAACGCGCTCGCGCTCTTTGTGCGCCTGATGCATCATTAAGGACGCTTTGTAAAATACCGCCTGCCGTGGTTGCGACATCTGACGACCTAACAAGGTTAAGGTTTGTAAATTGCGGGCTATCAGTAAAATCAAGAGACTGAAATTTCTTCCATGCGGTCCACTCCCAACCAGAAGAGGAAGACTGAATGATGTGCTGGCGCATATAAAATGTACCAGTCGTGGCATTGTAAGGGAAATAAAGCTGCGTGCATCCTGCGTTACCGTTCGCATTATTTCTAATAACAAGCAATGCTCCCGCACTTGATACAGGATAACCGCGCGCAGTCGTGGCATTTGCGTTTAACCCCTGGTAATAAAAACCGGAATACTCGCCTGTAAGCGTATTAATATCTGTGGAACCTAGATCTGATTTTTTCTCATACATAGCCTCAAGGTTAGTGCGAGCTTGTCCTGAATTAAGCCCGCCTGTACCACCATGTGCTACTTTTAACGGAACAAAAGCGCCTGCGGAATCATCATACACACCCCAATTAATAGTATCCCCTGTTCCACCATCCCACAGAACAAATTTTTGTTTTCCTCCTGCGGCCCACAAAGCAGTCTCACTGCTACCCTGAACTAAGCGACTAACCTCATCTTTCCTTGCGTGGCGCGTCCATTGTGGGCCTGTTGATTCGCTCCACTTATAAGTGTAAGCACTTCCGGTCATCTGCCCTATAAAAAGGCCAGAAAATGCCGGGACACTGCCTAAAGTCGGGCAAATAAAGCCAGACAAATAGCGCTCACCTGAAGCAATAGAAGGCCACCCGGCAGCCCCTTCCATGATGCGCAGAAAGCCAAGATAACCTGATGGGTTTCCTGAAATATCCGGGCAATCTCTGGGGTTTGAGGAAAGACCAATGCTACTCCCGACAATACCTTGCGCCTGATTGCGATAGTTTAGCGCATCGGCTGCTGATTTTGCCGCATTGGTTTCACTGGTGGCAGCCGCCGTTTTGCTGTTGCTGGCTGATGTTTCGCTGGCTTTTGCTGCATCCTGTGACGCTTTCGCTGCGGTCGCTGAGTTTGCCGCTGCTGTTTTTGATGCCGCCGCCGCGTTTTTGTCTGATTCTGTTTTTTGAGCGTTGGCGGTTGATTGCGCTGTTTCTGCGCGAATGTTGGCAAGAAGCTGATCCATCTGACCATCTCCGCCGAAATCTTTCCACCACTCGACGGCTGCGGCGATCTCTGTTTCCTTGCCCTGGTAGTAACGCAGTGTTTCAGCTACGTCCTGAGCAAGACCATCAACTGAGATCGAGTCAGAAAGCAGAATGCTAAATTTTGTCCCTGCAGGAATGGCAGGATTAGCCGCAGGCGTTACTGATAATTCAGTACCGCTCTTAATTTCGGTGATAGTGAAAATCTGTACCGGATTTCCAATGGCAATGAGCGTGCACCCCACACGGATGAGAGAGAGCGGCGCGGAAAAGTTTGTTCCCGTGCCTGTAACAGTATTGCCGCTAATGGCAATTGTTCCCGTTGTATAAATCATCGCAATGACTCCATTATGTTAATTAACGGAATAATTCTACCATTTTGTGATCTGCGTTACATTTTTGACGCATACAAAATGTATTTATTGATTTATATCAATATACGAAATGTGGTTTTGTCGGATATTTAAGCCACCGGATGAACCGGACGAGCTAACAAGAATGAGGATTCAAAAATGAAAAACATGTTCAAAGTGGTCTTATTCGCTGCGGCTGTAGCTCTTACTGGTTGCTCTGTTGACAAAGAGGCTGCATTGCACAACCTGCCAAATAGCGGAGTAATCCCACAAGAAATTGTCTATGATGCTGACGGTCATCTTGTATATGACACTGAAAAACTTCCGTATACTGGACAATGGTGTCATGAACTCGATCACAACATGCGCCGCATCGGTAGCCCGTCGAATTGCGTAGCTAACTACTAAAAGAAAACCCCGCGCGAAGCGGGGTTATTTTTTATGCCCATGATCCTGAGCTTCTCGTAACAAGCGCAAGACCCGCCCTTCTTTCTGCGCCTGTGCTGGTGTTAGTGTATTCTTCCGTTATTTTTATAGTCACTTTTTGCGCCGTGATCCCTGCGACACAATGGGATACCGTAAATCCGAATTGAGGCGTTGATGCAGCCCTTACTACTGAATATGTTTTCTTATTGCCATTAATATCAATTGTTACTTTTATGGATGTTGATTGAGAATATTGATAGTAAGTCAGGTGATAAGGAATCATCACAAAAACGGTTTTAGAAAGCGAACTCGAAGACGAATCTGTATAAGTTTTAGTAACAGAACGCGATGCACTGCCCGACTGGTCAGGGAATGATGCTTGAGGTATAAAGTTAGTTGACGCGACATCGCCTACAAAACTTGTAGCCTCTAGCGACCCTTTAAATTTACCGCTATTTGCATACACCGCCCCCCTTACCGTTACGTTGTTAAGCTCCGCGCTACCGTTTTTATTAATCATCCAGCCAGCCGAACCGGCTTTATAGTTGGTTGACTGTATTTGCTGTGCAATTTTAGCTGTAGTGATTGCTGCATCTGCAATTTTAGCTGTCCCTATTGATGCGTCTTTAATAAACGCTTCGCGCACATACATTGCACCATTGGTGACATAGAAAGGCGTTTGATATGTGCCGTTTGCGGCGGTCATTAACACGAAGCGGTCAACAAGGAAAATACACTGCGATTGAACGTTAGTCCCGCTACCAGTCAGGCCAAGAGACATGCCTGTTGCGTATTTTTTGCCGTTGTTGTCGGTGGCAATCTTGATTGACCATGACGCATCAACGTTACCTTTGAAGTCAGTTAACGCTTTCGATGTCGTCTCGATCGCCGTGGTGTTCCCGTTAACTGTTACTGTAAGCTGATCAATTTTGGTTGATAATGCCTCGTCCGCAGTTGTCATGGTCTGCGACCATTCCGTGATGCTTGAGTTTACAGCTTCGAAAGACGCTGAGATCTGGCTGAATTTTTCCGCGCTTGATGTTTCATGCGTAGAAAGTGCTGTTGACACTTCAGATACTTTCGAATTAATCGTACTGGTAAGCGATGAGTTAAGACTACTTATTGCATCTGTGCGGGCCTTTGTCTCATCTGCAATAGCTTTGTCGATACGGGTCACATTGCTTGTAACCTTGCTATCAAGCGTGCTGATGCTTGCATTCACTCCGCTGATAGCTTCGGTTCTTGCGCTCGTCTCATCTGCGATGGCTTTATCAAGACGAGAAACACTTGCGTCTGTTTTGTTTTCAAGGCTGCTTATTGAGGCATTTACTCCGCTTATTGCTTCCGTTCTTGCCTGTGTTTCGTTTGCAATAGCTTTGTCTACTCGCGCTATCTCGCCTTTGATGTTTGAGTCCATCGTGTTCATCTCTGCGGTGATAGTTTCAAGCGCTTCTGCTGTTGCCTGTTTTTCGTCAGCAATAACATTGTCTATACGGTCGATTTGCGCTTTAGTCTCACTGCGCCCTTTCTTGTATTGAGCGGTAAGAGTGACGCGCGTATTAGTTTGAGCAAGCGAATTATTGATGAGCGCAAGCGATGCGTTTTGTAGGCTTGCTTTTGTCTGTGCCAGTTCGTTATCGACGTTTTCGCTTGATACCTCTAATGAGTCTATTCTTACCTCATGTTTGCCTATTTCATCGGCGTTTTCTTCGACTTTTTTATAAAGGTCTTCAGTGTCTTTTTTAAGCGCGTCTGTGTCTGTTTTAAGGTTGTCTGTAGCTGTTTTAAGGTCGTCTGTAGCTGTTTTAAGGTCTTCAGTTGCACTTTCGATAATGTCTGCGCGGTCGCCAAGATCCTTAATGTCGCTTACCATTTCCTTGAACTGGTCTGAATTCAGCACGTCTTTAGTGACATAATCGCTGATTTCATCGAAGTTTTCTGTTGGCTGTCCTGATGCTTCTACGAAGTCAGAAACACCAAAAGCATTACGTGTGCGCACATAAACGTAATAAGTGTGGCCCGTATTCATGCCGCCGAAAGTCCACTGATACCCGCGCCCGGTAAACTGTGCCGCCGTGGTTATTTTTGCCGGATCTGTGATCTGGTTTTCCCCTGCATAGTAGAATTCGTACGCTGTATCAGTTGTTAGCGTTGTCTTGCTTATCGGGTACACTGTAGCCTGAAATACACCTGGAACCCAGTTAACGCCTACTGGCGCTGCTGGCGCACCGATAACAAGGTCAACGATACTTTCGGCACCCTTCATGCCAGTATCATTTCTTCCGCGAACCCCTAAAGAATACACGCCAGCGTCAATGCCATAAAAATCATAACTGTATTTCGTGGTTTCATAGCTTTTAACCACCGCACCATCTGCATTATATATGCGGATCTCAAATGTCATACGATGCGTGGTTGTCTGTGTTTCCCATGTGGCGCGGCATTGAATTGTTTCCGATCCAATGTTTACCACCTTCAGATTTTCAATGTTCGGCACGCGGAAATGATTAAGCGTATCATTGTTGACCTCAAAGATTGCGCCTTCATCGACTATCGCTTGTTTGTTAGGGTCGTGCTGTGCGGCTTCGATAGTGTATACGCTGTTATTTTCTGTTTCTGCTACACTGGTGATCCGGCACAAAACGGGTTTTGCCACTTCAGTCGATACAGCAAAAACAGTGCCGTTTCTAATCCATGACGGGGCCGCCGCCAGTGTGATTTTGTTTCCGCTCACCCCGGTGATCTGATGTTTTTTAAACTTGCCATCGCTATCAAGAAGGCTGATTGTATCCCCAGCGGCAATATATTTAGCATCAACCTTGTCTACAGTTATTACTTTGCCGTTGTTCGCAACGATGCGACCGCCTAAGCGAGCGCCAGCGCGGTTATTATCGAGGATCTCGATGATATCCCCTGGCGTAAAGTGAATCGCGTCACGGGCCATTTTAAACGTGAATTTTGACGGCTCGCGTTTTGCTGTTTCTATCAGCCATTTGCCCGCGCGGTACGCTTGCCCGCGTGACGTGCACCCGAACGCCTCCAACGTGGTTTCGTTGTAACCATCACGGGCGATTAGCTCATCATCTGCTACATACTCTTTGGATTGCTCCCAGCCGTTTTCCGGGTCTGTCCATGACACAATCACGGCGTTGTAGCATTCTGCGCGGGCGATACTTGAACGAGTAAACGCGCCATCAACGACATTTGCATTTGTAATGGTGGCGATCGGGTCTTGTGGTGCATCAATCATCACGGTAAGGCGTTGCCCGTCCCATAACGCGATACCCCTGAACATCCCGGCGATATTGTCCAGTAAGTCGCGGGCGCTCATTTGCTCTGTGATGTAAGCGTTAAGCGTCATGCGAGGCTCAAGGCCGCCGTAGCCATCATCAACCAACTGGTCGCAGTATTGAGAAAGCGTATACAGTGCGCCGTCATCAACGTCAATATAGCCAGCATGACGGGCAAGGCCGAAACGCTCGTTTTTAACCAGGTAACGGAAGATCCACGCAGGGTTATTAGTGTAAGCCTGTTTCAAGCCGCCAAGCCATAAACCGGAATAAGTGCGCGTTTCCGGGTCGTAGTTATCAGGCACGTCGACAATAAGACCACGCAGGTGATAAGTGCGTGTAGGCGTGTCGGTGTACTGGTCGTGGTCAATTACCGCGCCTGCTACAGCGGTGTGAGGATAAGATAAATTATCGTCGATTATTTCGCTGTAGCTACTCCATCGCGTATCATTTCGCAATAGATCGCTTGTGCTATCAGCCGTTACGCGGCGAACGCGAATATCAAACGGTTTTTCATCCGGCGCGTTGATAATATGCGCTTCAAGATATTCTCCGCTGATCTTACCCGGACCTATAGTGACGTCTTTAACAAGCGTCCACGTAGAAGAAGACGAAGGCTTCACGTCAATCATCATCATGACAGATGTATTATGTTGATTGCTTTGCTCGTCAGATTGTACAAGTGAATCGACGCCGATATTCAGGCGCACGCGCGTAACGTTAGGATCTGATACAGTCCTGATTATTGGAGTATCGTGTTTCACCTGAGCGTTAACAATAACGGTTGATTCGATGGCGCTAAAACCGTTAATAGGTGATTGATCTAGAGTACCATTGCGCCACGCCACGCTAACGCCAGGGATGCTGGTATTGCCGTTCGCGTCAGTTACAGGGGTGTCATTAAGCATAACGCTGTTTAATGGCGCTTTCGTATTCACAGGTCCATAAATCGGACCTTCTGAAATAATATCCAGTACACGATAAAACTGTTTATGATACAGGTTGTCATTTATCAATGTTGGTGTTTTTGCTTTGCCGCCGCCGCTACTCATGGCTTTATCTCCTGTTAACTTACAACGTCTAAGGCGTCTTTATTGTTTGTTGTGTCTATGCCTAACGATCCTACATTTGAACCTACTTTCATTTCGCCCAATAAAATTGGCACTGGTCTACCCTGGCCCACCCTGTTTTCTATGCTGGTGTAACTGTTGTTTGTTATGGTGTTATCCTGTGCGCTTTCTGATGATGTTTTCACCTTCATGTTGCGAGACATGAAAATAGAAAATGCGACACTAACAACTGATATTCCGATCATAATCCAACCGACCACACCGATCCCTGCAATACCACCTTCCACTATTGGCGCAATAATTACCGTAGTCCCATCTGGATATTTGCTATTAACCGCAGCGGGCGCGGTCTTTTCGTCGTAATCTTTCCCGGCAATTCGTAAACGCAAAGGTGTATTTAAAAACTCCTTCTTGAATTCCTGATTCTGCGCGGTCAACAAGCGAAGTCCTTGCGCTGGCGTTTCAACGTTTAAATACACTTTGCTGTAATATCTTCGAAGATTGCCCGTAAATCTAAATTTGAGCATTTATCAGATCTCCATATTGAATGCGTTTGTCGAACATAAGCGGGCCGCATTTGCTCGCGGCGGCTTAGCAGTCCGGCATTGTCATGATGCAAAACAGTGTTATCTCCCAGGTAAATCATCGCGTGGCATGGGTCCGCGCCTTTAAACGGCTGCCGGATAATTACATCTCCAGGCTGGATGCTTTGCGCGTCAACCTGATAAAACCCGTTTAGCGGCAAGTTTTTTAAATACAGGTTTTCACCACGCAACCACCACCCATCAAGGCGCTCGAAGTCTGGCAGATCCACGCCGCAAAGGTGATAGGCGTCGCGGAAAAGCGCGTAGCAGTCTGTTTTCCCGTGTTCAAATTTTCTGCCTAACAGGTGCGCTACCGGACGGAATTTCCTGATCCTTCCGCCTGAATACAAAAGCCAGGGTAGGCCTGAAATAACTTGCTGTTGTCGATCCCGTGCAGACAATACCGGAATATCATCAACGTGAGAGTGAAAAACGGCGGTTATAACGCCTAATTCGTCAGCTTTAATGTAATCGTCAGGCGAAATCTTGAAGCTGTTGTAAGGCGTTTCAGACACGTTAGCGCACGGGTAAAAATATTCGTTATCTATTACCAGTCCGCAAACTTCTTCAAACGGATGCGCGGCGGCATAACGCAACATTTTGTCTTCCATCACCATGATTAACCTACCTTGCTGGAACCAGGGAAACAGGAAATTGGTAACGGATTTGGACGCGGGAAACGTAAACGACAACCGCTCAAGCGGTGGCTGCATCTGTCGGCTTTAGGATCGCTTGTCGGCTCGTCTTTATCGTTTGCCACTGGTCCGCCAGAGTACATACATCCGTCGCCTCTGTATTGCCACTGGCAAACGTCAGCAAGGATGGTGCGCCCAGGGATAACGGCCTTGTCAGCATCAATTGGGGTTGACAGTTCATATTGCACCTGATCCGCTGTTTCCTCGCTCATGGCCTCCACGACGTAAAAAGATACAGCCTCAATAGATGGATCTGCATCTGGATTGCCGTTTGGGAAGTTAACGGCGTCCAGGTATTTTACTTCCACCTGGCGGCGCGTAACCTTCATTCCTCGCAGGTCGTTGAAGTCGTTATTCATCCCTGTGATTAGCCCGCCGATATTGGCTACAACCATTTGAGGCCGCGAATAAACGCCCTCGTTTTTCATTTCGAAGCCAGTAGCCTCGATCGGGTAGCTGTTGTAAGTTAATCCCTTCCAGATAACCGGGCCGTAATAGCCATTCGCGCCGGAATGGAAGCGGATAACCTCGCCACCCAGGGGCGACAAGTCCAGTTCGAACAAGTCAATCACCGCTCCCACACCAGCGTCCACGGAATCAATAATCATCTCTGTAGGTATATTGCGCATTTTCTCACCTTCTGATTTTGTGATCTGCGTCACGCCAAATCATACCAAAATGGATTGATCGCGGTTTATACAATATGTATATTTTACTCAAACGGAAGCACAGTTAACAAAATGGCGCGGAGGTGTGAGATGGCTGATAAGGTGTGGAGGTTGAAGGTATTTCTGACAGACGGAAGGGAAATGACTGTTGCCCTGTATAAAGATGAAGGCGATGCACTTACTGACGCGCTCTTACTCGCTGAAGACGAAAGAGTTTTGGGATACAGACTCGAACCTGTCAAATGATGGTTTAACAAAATGCAAAAATATAGTTTAGAAATATGGACTGATAAATGTGAATGGGAGCGCATGGGCCTGTTCGACACATACGTCGCAGCGCGTGATGAAGGTCGTGAGTTACTTCGCTGTTGGTCTAACGCTCGTGATTTTGATATTACTCCGGTGCAAGTGCCGGATAAGGTGGAAGAGATGAACCCGAAAGATATTAACTTTAACGTCAATGTTGAATTTGCAGACTCTATGGATCAGTCTTGCCCTGGTGAAATACACGCAAAAGGTTTCCCGGCAGACGATCCGCAAGCAAAACGCGAATACGAAAAAGCTGCGAAAGACTTCTGCATAGATAACCTGGGCGCATTCGATAAATAAGGCGGCAACATGGGGCGGCGCAATCACGGTGATTATGTGTACACGTTGAAACAGGCCGCCCGCCTCATCGGTTATCATGAGCACGAATTTATTGATTTGCTGATTGAGCGCGGGATACTGTACCAGGTCTGTTTAACGCTGTACCCGAAAGCGAAATACCTACAGGAAAAGTTATTCATCATCATGACGGATGAAAACCAGGTGAATCATTCATTCGTCACTGATAAGGGATTGACATACCTGAAGGGGGCGTTATGAGATGTGCGAAAATTACGTTATGGAAGTGATTATTATCATCATTGGATTGTTATGTATTCTGCTATCGACACTATAAACCCCGCTTCGCGCGGGGTCGTGTTTATACGCCATCAAGCAAAAATAATACTTCCCTACCCTCTCTCGATCTGCATCCGACATACCCGTCACCAACATCATGAAGATACCAGATCTCGCCATTATCAGCCTTTACAGTAAGATCGTTGATTTCATAGTCGTCAAACAATGTAAAAGCGCCAGTGCGGTCCACTACACAAATACCATACATATTAACCTCCATCATCTGACGACCTGCTCAAACGTTGCGTTTAGCGTGTACAAAGACCCGTCTTTAGTCATGCTCCATCGGCGGCAAACAAAAAGCCTTTGCACGTTATCCATCGACGGCGACCAGTAAAAAGCCTCGACAGCGCCGCGCGCCCTCAAGAATGCTTCCGCCTGGATCGCTACATTCCCACCATCGCCGCATCCTGCACTACTGCCTTTAAAAACCAGGGTGTAACTATCCAGTAATGTGTTAATCCCTTTCGCCTGGCGTTGTTCATACCCATCACCAAGTTTAATGACAGATACGTTTGGCTCCCTGGTCACGCTGTAGCTTCTTTGCGGCGTCCATCTGAAAACTTCCGGCATAAAACCCCCCATAAGTTACATTTTGTATATATATTTACGCGCTTCTACGCGAAAAATGAGATCTTCATCACAATGATTATAGCTAGTTTACAAAATGGCTTCACATAGTACGAAACAAGATGTATACATAAAGCAAGAAGAAAGCAGTACCAACGAAGGAGGCCCAAAATGAAACGCTATGTAGTGGTAATGCTAAACAACGCATTCGAACAAGTGGAAATAGCAATCGTTAAGGGTTTCGACGACGCATTCAAATACGGTCAATTCATGATGAATGCAAAAGAAGATGAATACCGGGACTTCTTCCTGAAGGCACTTAACTAAGGATGATGGGGTGAGTTATGAAACTGGTAGCGATTGACAAAAATCTGAAAGCACAGAAAAACGCGCCGGGACATGTAGTCAAAAAAGCAAAGGAACTTTTGAACGCGTTTTTAAACAAGAATGCGTCACCCAAAAAATTGAAAGACGGTTACGGCTACGCCTTCCGCGCCAATTTAGACTGGCGAGTCTATAGCCAGGATCTGAAAGAGTGGGTGATTGTTGAACACCATAAATTCAATGAATTGTCTGGCGTTCGCGGTTGCCATAAGTGAGGTGGTATGGAGGACGATAAATTCACCTGGAGGGAGATCTGGAATATTTGGTTGGTGATGTTTTCTCGCAGCTATATAGCCAGAAACGGAAGATTGTAATTTGCGGAGGAAAATAAAATGAAAAACCAGGCAAATAAAAGCAATGTAAAACGTATAGCCTGGATCGTAAAATGGATGGATAGTAAAGGAGACACATATACTGAACCATTTTTCAAACATACTGATGCAGTATTTGCAAGAAGTGTAAGAGGCGGGAAAATTGAAAGAGGATATACAAGTTTTGAGAATAACTAAAAGATAACCCCGGCATTGTACCGGGGTTTCGTTTATTTGCGGCGCGGTTGCAATATTCCGCCTGGTCGTTGTGATTCCCTTGTTATCATTTTCATTGCTACACGTTCCATTGTCTGCTCAAGTCTGCGGCTGTCCTCGTCGCTAAATCCGTTTGTGGTCTGAATGTTGATATTGACAGGCATACTAATGCCGCCGCCACCGCCAATGTCACGGCCAGGAATAACCCTGCCATTCTCGCCAGGGATCATATATTGATTTCCGTTAGATGTCTGGAATAGCTCCGGCCTGTTGTGTTCCCCTACACGGTACATATTGCCACCAATGACGCTACCACCATTAAAGCGACCGCCGCCAAAAATTGACGTAGCCAGCGACATGATCGCAGTAAGTGCCGCAGAACCAGCCGCCGCCCAGCTACCGCCAGTTGCCGCCGCAGTTGCCGCCGCTGCCGGGGCCGCAGCCGCCGCAATGCTCCCCTGAGCGGCTACCGCGCTTGCCGTTGTGCTGGCCTGCGTGGCCTTGCTTTGTGTCTCCATCATGATCTGATCTGCTATCCAGTTGGCTGCTATGTCTGAGAGTCTGTTACCGATATTGCCGAGTATATTGCTTCCTAAGTTAGCAAAAACATCACTCAATGATTGAGTACCGTTTAACAGGCCAACAAGCGCATTGCTCATGCCACCTTTAAGGCCATTAACGCAATCACCGATCAGGCCGTTAGTGTCGCTTTGCGCTTGCCACTGCTCCCACTTCAGATCGCGGATCTGTTGCTCATAGGCTAACAATTCCTGTTTCTGTTGCGCTTCAGTAACGCCCAGGTCGATAAGCATTTGCTTACGGACGGCCCATTCATTTTGTGCCTGCTGAATAGGGTCAACCTCGCCTTTAAGCTGATCCATCGGGCTTACTATTTGCGCCCATTTATCACGCAATTCATCTACCGGAATTTGCGCTAATTCTTCCTTCAGTTCCTTACCTATCCCTTTTTGCGCGGCGCGGTACTCAAGGAGAGTGATTTTACCCTGGGCGAATGCAGCATCAATGGCCTTGCCGTTCTCTAACGCTTTGCGCATAGCTGCGGCGTCTTTGTTGTACTGGTCGGATACTTTTATGCCTTCATCACCAAGCCGATCAGCTTCAGATTTCTTGTCTTTTTTCCCTTTTTTCCCTTTTTTCGGCTTGCCAACTGGCTGATCGAATCCGGTGATCTTGCCGTCATCAGCCTCGCCCTGTTTCTGCATAAACTCATCATAAACGGCGGTCGCATTTTTGATGTCATTTGCAAACGTCATGACCTTACCGACTGTAGGGCCGAATTTCTTTTCGTTGTTGCTGTTTAGCTCATTCTTGCGTTTATCAATGATCTCCTTCATCCATTTGTAGCCATCCATTAGCGCTTTGATTGGCGTTACCATCCTGATAATCTCTTCCGCCACCTCACCAGCTTTAACAGCAACATCATCAAACATGTCGATAAACTCACTGCCAGCCGTTTTTAGTGTATTGAAACAGGTTGCGGCGAATTTTGCGCCTTTACCTAATCCCTCAACGCCACCAGTTATTAAGTCGATAGCTGACACAACGCCATCTGATATGCCGAAAAGATCATCAAGTTGTTCGACAAGTCCCATCACCTCGACTTTAAGCTCATTAAAAGCCATACCGGACGTGCGCGGTAACTGTGCAAACTTCTCGTTTGTTTCCTGCGTAGCCGCCTGGATCGCGTTGAGCATCCTTTCAGCCGTGATCTTGCCGTCCAGCATTTCGGCGCGGAACTGCCCCATAGATAACCCCATCTGTCGGGCCATTTCCTGTATGATTGTTGGGGTGTTATCACGTATTGAGTTGAACTCTTCCGCCTGCAACACGCCAGCATCAATAGCCTGGCGGAACTGAAGCATGGAGTTTGATAGTTGTTCCGCAGACACGCCGCCCAAGTTACCAAGTTTTTGCAGCGTGCTGACCAGGTTGAGCACCTGGCCTTCTGTGGCGGATGTGTTTTTTAGCGATATAGCAAGACCTTGCCACAGGGCACCAGTATCCTTGAGGCTTTGGCCTGTTTCTTTTGATATTTCTTTCAGTCTGTTGAAAACCCGTTCCGTTGCCTCCGCTTCACCTGTAAGCAATTTGATTTTTACGCGAAGCATTTTTGCCTGTTCCGCCATATCCATAAATTGGCGCACCGCTTCCGCAGCAAGTAGCAGATGGATGACCCTGGTCAGTGCTTTGATTGATGTCTTCAGCGTGTTTACCTGGCGGTCAGCACGTTTTGCGCCGCGCTCTATACGGTCAAAAGCCTGGTCGGCCTGGCGTTGTGCAACGAGAAGTTGACCAGTTTTAGCGTCAACCTCGTAATAAATTGTACCTACACTGGTAGCCATGATTTAACCTCATACAAAATGTGATCTATGCCTCTATTTTATACAAAATGGCTTTACTGTAACGACTCCATTTTGTATAAAGAGGCTAAAGGAAAGGGATAGAGCAAAGGGATTTAAAAGGCCGGATTAACCGGGGGAAGCGAAGGAGGATAAGAAAATGAAAAACGTAAACTACCGCCCCAATGAACATGAACGCTATGCGGACTTCATCGAGGAAATGTTAAAAGCACTTAAAAAATAAACAATATGCGTGTATAACTAAGTTAAATGAAGCATTTAGCAAATTAGAATAAGCGGTAGGAGTTGATTATGAAACGGTTAGCAAAAATGGCACTTACTGTGATTGCCGCACTCGCATTTAACGCGAACGCTAACGAGGCCATAAGCATTAACTGTGAAGAAGTGGCAAACCATGTAGCCGCATATCACGACATGATCAAAAAAGAACCTGCCGCGCCAGCAATTCTTTTTAAGGCAATTGATAAAAAATTTGAAGGTAAACCAGTTTATGCTCGTTGGTTTAATTATGGCCTTGTAAACGAGGCCGCTGTAGGCGTAGTCTTTGAAAATAATAGCGAAATAAAAAACAGGATAGCAAACGAGTGTAAGGCAAATAAAGTTGCTTTCGCGGAAAGAATTTTTAATGAAGGCGGCGCGGGTGCAAAAAATCACGCAATTGTAGATTTGGGTAACGGTTTTATTGATATTGTTAGAATCAAATAAGATGAACGCCCGGATCTACCGGGCTTTTTCTTGCTTGCTATTTTTCATTCTTTCTAGTGCCTTTTTAGCGGCCTCCATTTGCTCGTCATAAGCACGTTTATTTATGTGAACGTTTGGCTTGCTTCTCTCGTTTCTTTCGTCTGGCGGCGTTTTAGCGCGTACAGCGGCCCTATATCCGGTCATTGTCATATTCCACGCTTCTGATTCAGATAATCCCAGGTGAGCTACGGCAGAATAAACGAATTCCAGCACGTTAAAAGTCGGCTTATATTCCCCTTCCCGGATCTCTCCGGCGTCTTCTTCTGGCCCGTCACCGATTAACCCGTGGTACATGCAATGTTGCGCCAGCGTGATAACGTCACTGGTCGGCATCAGTCCGGGTTTTAGTCGCAATTTGCCGGAAGGAGTAAACCTACATTCACCAAATAACGGGCCTATTTCGTCTTCTGAGCAACATTTCAGGATGTGTATTGACGTTTGCACTATCTCACCATAACACCGCGCCAGAATGCGATTGCGTAGGTCTGGATCTGCTGGCAATCGTGATGGATATTTGCCACCGTGGATGGTTGCGAAGTATTCGACCAGTTCTCTGTCACTGCCGATCTTAGCCATTGCAGCGAAACAGGGATTAAACACATACCGCCTGCCGTCTACCACCGCCGCAAATTGTCCTGTTCGAACATGAATCATAGTTTTCACCCTAAAAGAAAGGGGCCAACGGCCCCGATTATTAATATTGATTATTATGCTGCTGGGATGTCGCCAACCGTCACCTTACCAGCGCTTGAGCACTCAATAGACCAGGTGGAGACATCATCGTTCGGGTCTTCCTCTTTAAAGGAAGTGCAAAGGAATGGACCTTCAGTTACATCAACCGGAGAAACAAGTTTAAGCCACACATAAGGCTGAGATCCGGTTGTTTCACCAGGGTTAATAACGTGACGCTTCAGTTCTTTCTGATTATGGATTGCTTCAGTACGCGATACACCATCGCCGGAGAAAGAAACAGATTTGTAAGTAACCATTGATTCTTTCGTGTAGTCTGCTGATTTATCAGCGGTGGCGTCTGCGGTTTCCCATTCGACGGAAAGCGTTTTGCCGCGCATCATTCCTAACGCTTTGTAATCGTCATCTAACGGCTTCGCGTTAGGACAAGCGATAGCGTAGAATACAGCCACGTCGCGGCCCAAAAACGCGCCCTTTTCGCAAGTCTGAGACATGTTTATTACCTCTTATCTAGATATGATGGTTTGAAAAGCTACGGTGAAAATAAAGCGCCCTTCTCTTGTCTGCATCGCAGGAATAGCGCCTACTGGCTTCATGTGTGTAATTTTATCAGTTTTATATTCTGTTAACATACTTTGACGGATGGCGTCGGCAAGGTCTTCCACTTCACTGATATTTGCGTCATTCCGCGCCGAAATAACCAGGATGCGGAAATAATCACGGGTTATTGCTTCCTCACCAGCCGCGCCGCCGTTTTGCTGGATAACAATGTATCGGTCGTTATTCGAATTGGATTTTTCATTCCAGAAACGGGCCTGCAAAATATAGCCTTTATCGTACCCGTGGGATTTAATCCAATCCCTTATTTCGTCGTATACTTCGCTGCGTTTCATGTTTTGTAACCTTCTACAATCTCTTTATAAATATCGTCAGCGTTGTTTGGATCTTCGAATGCCTTGCGCAAAAATTCCGGCTCCGCGTTTGGGTCCCAATATTTACCTTTTCCAGTACCGCCGCCGAATTCAACCCCTTCGCTAGTCTTGCCGAAATGTTCGCGCGGCTGTCCTTTTAATTTACCTGGCATATTGTGCACCCATTCAGCATACCGGGCCGTATATCCCAGCCGTAACTGCATACCCTCCGCCGTGCTACCTATATACTGAAATTGGCTGTTAATTAAAAAACCCGTATCAACGGGGGTCATGTTCGCCGCGAAGCCACCAGCCAGCATCCCTACACGCCATAACACTTCATGAGTTTTCTTATCTGTGATTTCCTTTAGCTCCTGCTTTAATCGCTCTCTGACACGTTTAACACCCTTGATAGGCATAATTAACCCCCTGTCACGATCTTATAATCCGGCGTGTCGTTAAACATGCTCATGTCCCATTCAACGATTCCTGTTATAACGTTCGCACCTGCCGCCAGCGGGTCGGAAATATCAGTGGTGTCACCAGTGGCAATCATCCAGCCTTTTTCCGGGCGCTGCACTGGCTGCATATTGTGAAGCAGTTCGGTAAATACGGTTATTGTATTGCTAACCTCATTGCCGTTTGCGTCTGTTGCAGTGCCGTCTGTGCGTTCCCATGAGCAATCAATCAGGTATGGTGCACCGTATACATCGGAGTTTGTCCAGTCGTCACGCGTTACAGAGTAAATGGTTGCTAATGCCCTGTAGCTGAATCTCGCAATCTTACTCATAGCCATAGCTCCATTTAACAATTTTCGGATGGGTTTTCGCCACGCGCGGGCAAAGAATTACCCATTCGCCAGCATCATTGAGATAGGCGGCAACCTGTCGCCCGGTGTCAGTCTTCACCCATACGCGGGTGAATAGCTTCGGTAATACCGGGTCCGGTAACGTTAGGTCGTTCCACATGGTTACATCCTCCCACTCTTACCGATCCATAGTCCGGCATGTGCGGTGGCTTCAGGATCTGCGGGAATCAGTTCTGCTGTGCAATTATGCTTGTCAATCGAGCGTAGCAACGAGCAAGCCGCTCTCCATTTTTTATTGAAATCAACATAGCGGTAGGACTGGCTTGCACCGTTCGGACCTGTGTGTGAGGAAACGTATTTATTCGCCTGTGTGAGTCCTAACAGCCCGATCAGGTAAAGCTGAATTAATGTTGCAGTGGAGGCCTGATAGTTAGCATCAAGGCATTCATTAACGCTATTTGCCTGCTCCACCAGCAAAGATAAGATAACGTCTGGCAGGTCAATACCCTGGCTTTCAAGATATTCCCGCGCCTGTTCTGTAGTGACCATTTTGTTTGCTCCACATACAAAAAAAATCCCCGGCATCGCGCCGGGGAGTTACAGGAAATACGAAATTATTTATGACCGTAAACTACGCCGGAACGGCCCAGCATGTCGCAGGTGATTTGTAAACCTTCGGCAGACATGATTTTGAAGTTATAGTTATCAGTCGGCATAAAGCGCGGTAACGGTACAACGCCAGTAGTCATACCAACCAGCGGGGTAATGACGTTGCGGCGGCGTTGGTAAGCAATGAACTCGTTTCCTTTCAGTGCAAAGGTCTGGCGGATTTCTTTAACCGGAATGAACGGTTTAACGATATTCAGCACAGTACCAACAACAGTACCGTTAGCAATGTGCGGCGCTGCCATGTTAGCCATAATTTCAGGGGACACCCACATGATGTCATACTGATCAACACGGTTATTGCGGGCCATTACACCGAATGCACCAGTGGTGAAGAATTTGATGAGATCGTCAAATCCGTCAGTGGTGAGGTCTTCGGAGGTCATTACCAGCTGTTGGGTATTACGGTGATTTTTAATACCCTGGCCCGGTTTACCGTTGACGTTGATTTTTGCGTTACCGTTAAGGTAATAATCAACGCGGGCTTTGTTGAATTTTTGCAGTTTCAGGCGCTGGCTATCCAGTGCAAGGTCAATACCAACAGTTTTCAGACCTTCGGAATGACGCCAGTTGACACCGTAACCCGCTGCGAACATCGGGATCGGGTCGCCATCGCTACCGTATTCAGTGTGATCGAAGCCATGCGGAGCTTGACCATCAATACTAACTACGACTTCATCGTTAATATCACCGGATACGCTGTACATTTTCTCGGTTTTACCGATTGGTAATACGGTTTGCACAGCCATCAGGTCGTTTACAATTTCGATGCCAGTCTCTTCGGTGCTCATTTCGATAATCTGGTTATCGATAGCTTTCCAAAATTCCTGATCGAAGCCGCCAACGGCATTACATGCCAGGATGTCAGCGGTCATGTTTGCCATATTTGCGGCAATAAGAGCGCCGTCACGATCATTGAACATGTTGCGCTGCGCCCAAAGGTGATCCCACTGAGCACGAATGCGGCTGTTAGTAGCAAGGTTGTGTTTATTAAACAACATAGTTTTTCACCTCTTATTATTATGCAACGCGGACACGTACAAAATCAGCCGCTTCAATGGTTACAGTTTCCTGGCAGAAAGCGAAAACCGGTTCTTCAGATGAGACTAATTTAAAACCACCTTCACCAATGGTGATGGCAGCGTCTTTGGTGTAAGTACCTTCAGGAAGCAGAATTGCGAATTCGCGTCCTTCTTCTGCGTAGTCAGCAACCACGGAATGACCAACCGGGATCGCATCTTCAATGCCTAAACCTTCATGGTACGCCGGATTAACAACATAAATACGGCCTACGGTATCAGCGGCGGCAACGAATTTACCAGCCGTCATTTTTACCGGAGTACCCGGTTTAAGTGCTGCGGCAGATACTGCGGTTTCAGTAACGGATTTGCCGTCAATATTTACACGACGAAAACGGGACATAATTCACCTCTTATGCGAAATAGTTGTTAATGTCAGGGGTAGCAGGTTTATTTCCACCAGCGGCTGAGTTTGCTGCCATTGGTGCTGCTTTACCCAGGGATTTAAACATTGCTTCTAACGCTTCACCGCTTAATGCGTTAGCAACAATTTCGCCGTGTACTTTCGCAACTGCGGCGCGTTTTTCTGCTTCTTCTTTATTTGCGTTTGCTGCGATCTCTTCTTTGATCGCTTTCTGATTGGTCTGTAATTCTTCAACGCTTGCCTGCACTGGTTTTAATGCCTCTGCTACTGCATTAGCGATATTAGCTGCTAAGCCTTCGTTAATTTCTTTTACCAGTTCGGCGCGTTCTTCTTTGGTCAAAGGCATGGGATCGTCCTCCGATTTATTGGCCTTAATTTTTTCATTCAGGGAGAAAAGATTAGAAAGGTGTTCAGCGAACTGAGTAAACCAGGATTTACTTTCCTCGTTGGTTGCAAGCTCGCCATTATTGAGAATAATTTTATCAGCCTGTTTTTCATATGTGCAAACTTGAGCACTTTCAGTATTAGTGGCGATCGTCACTTCTTTATCAGTGAAGTCCACCACATACACATAATCGGCATCAGGGAATAATTCCCGCGCGGCGTCGGTTAATTGTTTCTCAAGTGTGCGGTAGCTGTTTTCTTTCATTGCCACCGCCATTAACGGTTTCGCCTGGTCAGTATTAACCATCAGGCCAACGCCTTGCTCTGGTGAGGCGGCTGGCGGCTCATGCAGCAAAATAGCGTCATGGTCGATAGACATGATTTTCACCACATGGTCGGCACCCTGGGCTTTCATCTCTTCAGTAGCTGGCATACGTTGACGATATACAGCGACGGATGACCAGATCGGATCTTTGCTTTCCCCTTTCTCCAGTGCTTCCAGTCTGCTTAATAATTCGCGGCCTTGCTCTGAATGGCTGGCGGTTTCCACATCCACCCATTTTTCCACATAAACACGGTTGCCGCGTAATTCAACGTTTCTATTCCACGCTCCACAAAAACCCGTGTTTAATCCTTCCGGGCTAAATGCGGAAACAAATTTACCGTCCACGGTAGGATGACCTAACGGGGCAAGTGTTCCCTCCAGCGACTGGTAATTAGCGATAATTTCAGCTTCCGGGTAATATTCCCGATTCATAACAATATTGAAGGGCAACGTATATGACGGAACTACAATGTGTTCACGCCCGTTATACGTTTCCCGGCGTATGGTATTAGCGGTTAATTTGGTATTAACCTGAATCAATTCTTTACTCACGGTTTTACTCCCAATCTTCGCCATATTTAGCGTGCGCAACCTTATAGTTTTCTTGCGCCCGATCTAATATTCGTTTGTTTAATATGTTACCGTCTTCGTCAACCAATACGGTAATCGTGCTACATTTGCAGTTAATTGAATTTGGTGATCTGCTCCACCATTCGCGCTGCTCATCTATGGTGTATGTTTTCCCGTGCCGCTGCGCGTGCGATAGCCTGGTAGTCGGTGACAATGCCGAAATGTGCATTTGCATGGTGCGCAGATTAAGCTCTTCTGTCGCCGCTTCTGCCTCATCCATACGCGCTGTGCGTAACGCTGTGCATATTTCAGTTCGGGCAATACGTTTGCACCTGTATAGCGGCAATTGCGTTTCCTGCTGCAATGTGCGCGCTATTTCCAGTGGATTTAAACCACGGGCCATCCCTTCGGTTAATCGCCGGGCCATATCCTTCTTGATCTGTGCTGTTAGCCCGCGCATTTCCTCAAATACACGGGTACGAACAAGGGCAAGGCGCGTGCGGTAAGTCGTACTTGATAGCACGGCGGATACATCAGGATAAGCGCTTGAGTAAGTAACAGACTGGTTGGCAAGGTTGGCGTATTCCTGTGCCGTGCCGCGCTGATATGCCACCTTCACGTATTCCTGCCAAAACCAAAAACTTTCCGGGTCGGTTAGCTCGAATATCTCATCAATCATGTCGCTGGCGTCCTCCAGCATGTCGTGCAATTCATCCATGTAAATCTGGAAGGTGTATTTTTTATTAACAGCCAGGCTATATTGTATTCTGTCCAGTATGGCGATATATGGATCGGCTATTTTCTTCAGGCAGGATTTGAAACGCTTAATAGCTCCCGACCGTAACTTACCTGTCATGGTCGGGTCTTCGGTGTTAGATGGCATTATCGCGGCGGGAGGTATTCGCCTGATTATTTTCTTCACCTTCATCATCGTTTTCCTCGTCTTCCAGTTCTACTTCACTAGCTGGGCCATCGTATCCGGCAGCTTCGCGGATCTCGTCACCGCTAAATATTTCCTCACCAGTAGCAAGACAAGCCTGATTGATTTGCGCCATTTTGTGTGCCGCTTCCAGTAGTTCGGCTTTTGTCATGGCGTTAAGGTCATCCCATAAAACTGATACATCGACTGGCATACTGATAAGGCGGAGATCTGCCATCTTGCGGAATAGTTCCTCAAGCTCGCCTCCAATTTCCTCGCGGCGGGTCATACAGCGATTATTGAAGTAGCGTAGGTCTTCAGTTGATGCGCGTTCGCCCTGCTGATTCCCAACCAGGATACGCGTCGGGATGTCGATACCAGCGGCGGCAGTTTGCAGGTTGACGTCATAGGTTGCAGATGGATCGGCTACGGCAGTTACCAGCGGGCTAACACTTGCCCCTTGTAATGCCATCATCACATCATTACCCCTATTCATTTCTGCTGCTGCCTCGTTGAATTTCTCGCGTAGCTCTGTAACGTCGCAATCGTATGTTGCAGCCAGGGAACGGAAATCAATCTCTTTATCGAACGAGATAGCCAGTTGACGAGCGGCATTTTTCAGGAATGACTCACCGCTACCGCCTTCCACTTTCTCCAGCGAAACGAAAGCGTTATAGGACGGCTCAAGGAAAGCGATAGCATCATCAGAATAATCACCAAATATAAAGATCCTGTCTGGATGAATCTTTCTTGCTATGGTTTTACTGTTGATCCGCTCCTTGTATTCCCACCATGTCGGAAGGCCATAGTTTTCTTTATCCTGGTTTTCTTCGAAGTCCTTCGGCGTAAGAGCGCCAGCCCACACAGGGGTGAATTTGGCAATGCCTACGCCTTTTGTTACTGGCTGATCCCACGGCTGGTTATCTCTGACATGAATTAACAGGCCCGCATAACGACCGATGAGGCGGCGGCGATCGCATTCAGCTATGACGCGCCAGAAACGATTATCAAATTGCTTTTTAATTTCTCTTTCCCACGGCGTTTCCGTTTCTGCTTTCTCGTCTTCCGTACCTTCAATCAGCGTTGGCCTGGTGCGCCAGCACGTAGTAACGATCTTCTCAATAGCACCGTGAGCGATACCACCGCGACGATACAGCTTGTAAAGATCTTCATAGGTGATTTCTTCTTTGAATCCGTATTCACTCCACGCAGCGTCACGTTTTGCATCAATACCCATTGAGAATGGGTTAGCGGCTGCATAGCGGGCAAAGGCCGCCTGGCGTTGTGACAAGGCAGCATTAACCGCCAATTCTAAATTGGATGGCATAATGTTTACTCCTGAATACATGTTTACGCGTTGCTACGCGAAAAATAGAAAAATTCGTGAGGGGTTGTGAGGCAGATTTTAAAATCCGCGCAGGCGCTTAGGTAACATGAGGCCTATTGCCTGTGGCTGGCTTAATTCAGTGATACCCCACACCATTGCGTCGAGGCGGTCCGGGGATTTTTTAGCGGTAGCTGGCACGTATTCCATCATTTGATTTTCCAGCGTGTACAGGCTGCCTGTGTGGGCCACCCTTCCTTGTGCATACAGTGCCGATATTGGCTCGGCTCGGGCGAATTTACCCTTGCTTGCGTGCACCTTAACAATGCGGCCTTTGAATCCGGCATTACGTAGCGTGGCCTCCGCCATTTCGCCGCCCTGGTTGGTTTCGATAACTATCGCGTCAGCTTCATGGATGTTGTAGGCGTTCATTGATGCTTGCGCCCAGTCGTTAGGAGACATGCGGCCTGAGTAGTCACCGTCTACAGAATACTGAGCGTGCTTGCCGCCACCATAAGCGGAACATGCCACGATCCCGGTTTCGTCAGACTCATCAGATGATGTTGTTGCCGGGTCGATGGCTATCACCGTGCGGATCCTGTCCTGCGTTATCTGCATCCGGTGAGCGGCGGTTATCATCGCTTCAGTCCATAATGCGCCTTCTTCGTCGAATTTACGCGGGCGCTGCATGTACTGCGCCTCGAATGACCTGCGGTGTGCTTTCAGTCCGGCTTCATGGCTGTCATTGTGCTTTTTAGGCCATAGCCAGCCGTCCGGCAGGTTGTGAGCAATAGGAATAGCGAATTCGTTTTCCGGGTACAGATCCCAATAGTCGATGCTATTGTCGATCTTCACTGGCAGGTTAAGGTGATACCATTTCTCACCACTGCCACCGCGTAACAGGTAGCCGGACAAATCATCGTAGTGGATACGCTGCATAATGACGATAACAGGCGTCTCCTGTACGGCAAGACGTGAAGCGAGCGTGTCGTTGTAGTTGTTCTTTACCTTATCCCGCATCACATCAGAGTAAGCGTCAGCGGGCTTTAATGGGTCATCAATAATTAACGCGCCGTTGAAGCCTGGCTCCATGTAACCAGCACGAAAACCCGTGATCTGGCCGTGTGACGATGCGGCATATATCCCGCCGCCCTGTTCCGTCCACCACATTGATTTGGAGTTGGCATCATTGCGGATCCTCATAGGCCACATCGCTTGATACTCTGGCGAGCAAATCATATTTCTGACTGTCGATGAATTGAGTAATGCGAGGTTGTCGGAATAGGAGACATGAAGAAAACGCGTGCGGGGATTTATTGCGAGGGACCGCGCCATCATATTGATAGTTGCGATCATGGTCTTGCCGTACCCTGGGGGGATGTTAATGATGAGGCGGGTAATCTCACCATTAATAACGCGTTGCAGTGCATCGCGGATAGCTATGTGATGGCCTGAGACAAACATCTTCGTACCGTTTGCTTGCTTGTAGAAATAGCGGTTGAAGAACAGGCCATCGTTTTCACATTTTGACTGAATAACCCTTTCTTTGATGGATAACATAATCACACCTCGTCTTCTACTTCCTGGACGATACGGGCGATCTCTTCTTTCGTGACTTCAACCTGGACTGGCGCTTCTTCCTTGTTGCCAACGATCTCCTGTGTGACGCGTTCACCGTATTTGCGCGGCTGAAGTTTTGCCAGTAGCCACTTGCGCGTTTCAATCATTAGTTGGTGGCGGCGTAGTTGGTCTTTATCAACGTTCTTAGCATCATCAGCTATATCGAGGATCTCATCAGCTAATACCTCGAATCCTATTTCCTTCGCGCGCATGTACATGTCCGAGAATTCCGGCACGTCTCTAAACCATTTCAGGATTGTGGAACGGGTAGGCATACCAGGCATTTTCGAAATTTTGTTAACGCTCTGACCGTCCGCTACCAGTTCACAGATTTCTAACGCCTTTTCTTCGGTATAACCATGCGGACGGCCCACCTTTTTAGCGGCTGGCTTTTTATCGTCAGCCTTTGCCTTTTTAGTGCGGGCCATATTTCACCTCTCAATATTTATTGATGATATATACGCAAGCAACAAAACTTGCACAGTATGTTAATACTTCCAACCAGTCGAATAGCTCTTTCATTGTTTACCCTTGAATCTCTGTTTTGATTCTCTGTAAATAAGCCAGGTAATCATTACGATCACGTATACGCATAACATTAACGCAATAATAAGCACGCCAGAGCAAACTAAGAACATTAACAGATCTATAAACTCAAACATGATTGCCTCTTTACATAATCGTAAGCGCCCAGGTAATAAGGACGATAGCTAAAACCATGTATATAAAATCTGACTCTCTCATATTGTCCACCTTGTTTACGTGAAGAAAACAATAACGACTAACAACGCGCTTATAGCCATGATTAAGAAATCACTGTTAGACATTGATAATCACCCCTACGATAATTAACGCGGCGATACATACGAATAATACGGCTTCGATAACATCCATTCGCTCACCTATTGAGTCAGTGCGGTCATGGTAAGAACAATCGCAACGATCAGGAAAAGGAAATCAAGCCATTTCATTTTTTAATCTCCCGGTATACGTCCACGGCAATGACTGTAATAACAGCCACCAGCAATAGCATTTCATATGCGTTCATGCTTTCACCTATACAACATTCTTCCACCAGAAATAGATAATGACAGCGACCAACGACCACCAGATGAGATCGTAAATATTCATGGTGAATACCTTCAGCTTTCAATGAATATCATGATCGCCAGCCATACAGCGACGCAGGCAGAAAGGATAATGAGCGGGTCAATCATATTGTCACCCATCTAATATTTGCTCTTTACGGTTATCAGCACGGCGATAACAAAGCCAACCAGAAATATAGATATGCCTATTAATCCGGCGATGGTGCTGTCGTCCATAATCAACCTACGGGCCATTTTGGGGAAAACATTACAATCGCAGTTCCAGCCGCGCCGATAAATACACCTAGCAGGAAAGTAAACATAATCACCCCCGTTTAAAGCTCATAACGCGCGGTACAAGCGCTTCTTTTGCTTTCGGCTTACGTTTGCCTTTCTTCGCGGTTTTTTCTTCTTCCTTCGGCTGTTCTGCCTGTTCTAATGCCTGCTCAACGACTTCAGCCGCCTGCATTGCTGCCACCTGTGATTCATTTGATTCTGCCAGGATGGGGAAGAAAGCATCAAAGATACGGCCCACCATGTAAGCGTAAGTCTCATTCGCCGGGTGAGTTTGATCAGTTGTCGCTACGACGCCTACATCACTTAAAACGTGAAATGTCGTGTGAGCGCATTCATGCACCAGCGTTCCTAACTCATTGTCGAATACTGCGATCACGTAGAAGTTACCGCCTTTCTCACCAGTGCAAGTAAGCGTCAATCCTCCTGCCAGTTCGAAATCAGGTTCTATTGGAATTCCTGCCTTCTCGCAAAATTCATAAAACATCTCGCGGGTCGGGCAAAAGAAAACGGTTGTATGCTCAAAGAGCGGGATCTTGAATTGAGGCAACTTAATGCCTTTAGCCTTAGCCATCAGAATATTCCTCTATCCTGAAAAATATAACCCCCGCAAAACTCGACACCGCAGGGAGTGAAAACAGCTATAAAACACTGAAAACGGCGCTTAATCAGTACCGTTTCCAGAATTTTATAAAATTGGTGAATGGCGCTTTCTTCTGCCCAGGTAGCGCCGACCTGTTAATGGGATGGATGATCCGGCATTACGTGTTTTTGACTATTCCGCCGTCGCTCGCGGGAAGGATTGACCCGGTTATGGCTGGCTGGCGGAAACGGCGACACGTCCACGCGCTGTTATTCTTTGCGTATGCACTGCGTCTTGATGTAGTCCTGCAATCCGGTGATCTTCGCGTCTTTCTCTTTTAGTTGTTCTCTGAGGGATAGATAAGCCGATTCAGCGTCGGGAGTGAGTCTACAGGCGGCTCCATCAATGCGGCTGGCGGTTCCGGTGGCGTCTGGCACTCGCACGGGTATTGCGTTGACGTGCAACCTGATAGCACCGCTATCAATACCAGCACGCAGATCAGCAATGTCAGATCTGATAGCTTTAATCTCATCGTGATACCTCTTATCAAGTTTTGATAGTTCGGCGTTTCGCTCCTTCATCTGCTGAATAGTGTTACTTGCTGTTTTTAGTGCGCCCTGCGTAGTAGTTAGCTCGCTTTGCATTGTGTTTATCACTGACTGGCAGTGACTAAGCGCGGCAACAAGCCCAACAACGACACAAACGATAGCGGCGATGATTAACGCCTTTATCTTGTCCACGTTTCCCCCCATTCACAAACGGCATATTCAACATCACGGCGGTTGATTAAACCTTGCCATTTTTGACCACCAGCATATATCCAGCGTTTAAGCTGGGCGCACGCTTCGGATTTCTTGCCGTCATTGAGTAGTTTTAACAGTGTGGATGTTTTGAAGTTGGTAGCGCCTACGTTATAGGCGAATGAATAAAGCGCAGCGCGGGTGAAATCTGATATTTCGACTTTAATATATGGGTCAATCGCTTTTGCGGTTTTGTGGAGATCCTTGTTTAACAAAGCATCGCATTCTGATTGCGTGTAAGTCTTACCAAGCATGATGTCTTTTCCGGTGTGACCATAGCAAACGGTCCATACGCCGATAACATCACGATAGGGATCGTACTCCACGCCCTCTAATGGTTTAACCATCACAGCCGCAATAGCGATCGCCCCACCAGCCGCCGCAGCAATAATCTTATTCTTCAGCGATTGGCTAATCATGTTACTTATTCCCCATTCGCGCGTCGTGTTCCTCTTGCGCTCGCTTGTTCTCCTGTGATTTGAAGTAATAATTAACGGCAAATGTGCCTATGGTTGATAAGATACCCACAAAGACGGCAATATCATTGATGGTTATCGCGCCGAAAAAAGCAGTTACGGCCCCAGTCACATACGCGCACGCCTCCCGTATTCTGTCGAACATAGATTTACCTCCAACAAAGCAAAAACCCGGCGCGGTGCCGGGTAATTACAATTTCGCATTGTTAGGAAATATTTTAATCTATTTGTTTTTTATGCGCGATTATGGTTACAAATCACCAACCTTGCGCCAGTATCTATGATTAACCATCGTGATAACTTCTTTCGCTGTCATAGGTAAAAATGGCTCATGCCACCGATCAAGACTACCGAGGCGCATCAAAACGTGCTCACCTTCGAGGCGGTAATAAGCTCGCGTAGCCAATGACTGATAAACTCCATCATATTCATGGTCGCTATTTCCCATTTTTACGCTCCTTAATGGCTCGCCTGATTTGCTCTGCCGTAGCGTCGAAGAAAGCAATAAAAACAGTCACAGGCCAAAAAGGAATCTCAAGTCCACCAGGTTCTGCACCGCTAAACTTAATAAAACATGACATCAGGATCGCGCCAGCGATATAAAGCAAAAACAATCACAGCTATAAGGCATTCAATCATCTTCACCCCCAAGATCGTGATAAATATCGTTAGGGTCTTCACCATGTTCCTCGCAAAAACGCTCAAATAGCGCCCAATTTTCAGAAAGAAACATGATTAATAAATTTTTATACCACTCTTCCATTTAATCATCCTCATCGTCTTCATGTTCAGCCAGGAACTCATCAACCACGCGGTAAGTTACTGGCGGGATGTATTCGAAATCATCAGAATCAAGATCAAGCGTCCTGCTGTCGCCGTCGTCGTCCAGCGTATTCATCCCTAATTCACCGAAAGGGCCATACCCAATGTGGCCCAGGTATTCGCAACCAGTCGTAAAGCCAGGGTATTCACCTTTACAACGGATTTTGTAAGGTCTATTTGATGCGCTCAATTTTCGATCCCCCGTCTTCCGATTCTGTTATTTTGTATTCCGCGACCTTTTCCGCGCCAATTAATTCGACTTCGTTTTCCGGGAAAGGATTAAGCACCAGCGCAGCAAAAACAAAGCCCCTGACTTTATTTAGATCTTCAAGGTGTTTTGCATCAAAAGGCGGTTCAGATACGTGGAAGCATTTAACGTGCGCGTCGTCTTCAGTGGCTACACGGAAACATGCGCCAGGTTGTCCGGCGAATTGTCCATGTTTTTTATCTTCTGAAATAGTGCCACGGAAAACTTTAACGCTGATAAATTTACTCATTGTTTATTCTCCTTCGTAAAGAGTCGTCACCAGTTCGGCGTCAATTAGCGTGTTATGATCTGTATAAAACCCGTGGCGCATTGCGAAAGCTATTTCACCAGCCATTTTCCGCCACATGGGTAAAGATTCATTCAAGTATGTTTTTTCCAATTCCTCATTGTATGCCAATTCATAAAACCGACCACGATTAACATCTTCAATAACGCGGCTGTATTCGCCATCTAACTTGCTATTACCGCGCCATAGTCTGATAACAACCACTGTTTCACTCCTTATTGGGGCCATCCGGCCCCGTGTTTTATTCTTCTTCGTCCCCCTTGAATCCTAAACACTCCGCGTATTCGTCAATGCTTAATGCTTCTTCACCTGGTGCCAGTTCTTCAAAATAGCGGGCGTATAGTTCAAAGACCCAGGCCGGATATTTAGCGTTAGCGTTCATTTTCTTGTCTCCCCTTCCGTCTTTCCTTGACTTATATATAACAAAATGGCACTGCCTGAACAATGCCATTTTGTAAACTTTGCGGGGTAGATCACGTTTATGTTTCTTCCGTAAAAGTAACCTTCATCGCCCCGTCCGAACTACGGACAACGTAGCGACCAATCCCCCGGCGCGGCTCCGCATACCATAAGTGACCGTAAGTGTCAGTCACGACGATAAAAGGCAATTTAGGTGATAACCCCATTGGTTTTTCAGCCGTATACTGTGCGCCTTCCTCAAAACAGCCTAATTCCGACTCGTTACACGTTAAAATCATTTTCATACCCCTACATACGAAAACGCAGCAAAAGCACCACCACCAGCACGCGCATAAACAAGCGCCGTGCCGCACCCCATCTTATAAAAGCGCCATAACTGGCCTTGATCGTCAGTAATGGCGTGAATATATTCCTGATCCTTTGCGTCAACCAATGCCGCGCCGACTTCGTAGATCTTGCCATTCTTAAAAAACGCGCTGCATCGTGAATACGTGCATTGATATCTATGATTCCGACTCATAACAACCACCTATTCCGGTTTACTGCCTTCGCGTTCACAAAATACAGCCACTTCATGGAAGTCATACACAATGCGATAATACACCTTGTCTGTGTAATGGAAGCGGGTAACATAAGCGAAATAAACCTTATCATCATCACCAGTTATCGCCATAGCTCCATCGCCGCCAGGTGCGCCGTGAAGTTGAACGCCGCAATAAATCTTCCCTTCATCGAAGATATTGCGATCGCGCGTCTGCACTATCTCAAAATATAAATGTTTCATGCTTGCCCCTTAATAACGCACAAAACTAGCGGAAAAATCAGTGCCTGATATTTCGCCACCCCGATAAGTTGGCATAAATCCCCACACATCCCCACAATCATCAATCAATACAAGCGCCACGCCAACATCACTAATACCATTGCCATAAACGATGTGAACATCATAGATTCGCCCAATAGTGAAAACGCTGTCATTGCTTGAATATGAGCATTTAACTTGCATTGTCAGCCACCTTTAAATAATTTTTCGTGTCAATATCTGCCGGATACCTGGAAAATTGCGCCAGCCATTGTCCGGTAATGTTTTTCACCAGTGCATAATCAAGATCGCCGCAGTAGAATACCTGGTACATTGTCCCTTCGTTATCATCCATAACAAAGACCATCGGATCAGTAGTCGCATTGCGCAGCCTGTGAATCGTGTAGGCCTGGCCAGTAGTGAATTTGTACTCGTTACACGTTGTGCGGCAAAACATCCGGTCAAAATAGCTTTCCATCAAAAAATCCCCTTATAATCGACCGTGTATTTTGCTATCAGCTTCCATTCACAATAGCTTTCCATGTCGCGCGGTTGCCAGCCTTTCATGCCTACAGCACCACGCACGCCGTGGCGACGATAATTATCGTTATAGTCAGCTACGCACCACGGCTGAAGCACAAACATGTAATTGGCCTCGTTAACCAGGATCGCCACCTGCTTTCCTGTTGCCTTATCTTTCGCCCGGAAATAACTTACCCTGATTTTCATTTTTAATTACCTCGATCAACATTTCTTCTTCCAGGTTAGCCGGACGTTTACGGAATATCCCGGCAAAAACCAGATCATCGAGTAGGTCTTTACGCTTAAATAACCATTCCTTCATTATTACCCCGTCATCGCTGCGATATACGACGCCGTTTTTCAAAAAATAAAAAGTGTGGGTATTTGTCTGAAGGTATAGATCTTCGTAAACGTCCATGATATTAACCCTCGACCACTTGCAGCCCGCGCCCCTTGTCGCCAACGAAGTCGCCAAGACTGAACGTATACGACCACGCCGGATTGATATAATTATCATCAGCACCGTGAGCAATAAGATCCTTGCCCATAATGACGCAGGTCACATCATCAGAGTGAATAACGTCTACTGTTTCCCCTACTACGCGTTTTAATGACGGGTAGCCGTGATCGTGCAAGAATTTAACTTTCATTCGTCTGCCTCCCAGCGGTCAATGCTGATTAAAAAATCCCGGATAGCGTGGCGTTCATCGCGTGATGGTTTGCGCTTCCGGTAAATTTTAAAATCAAACCATTCCTTTTCTTGTTCGAAGTCCAGATCGTAAGCAAGCGCCTCAATATATCCGCATTCGTGATACTGGTACGCCACGCCAGCACGAACAAAAAAGCGGGTTTTATCCCGCTTGTGCTCATAGATTCGCATATTCACCCCGTTATGCTGTTGTGTAGCTGTCAGTCAGTATTTCATCTTTCATCCTGGCAAGCTGTGCGATGTTCATCGTGTAGCCGCCATCAGCGAAAAGCAATTCCGCCGCCGCGCGACGAAAAGCAATATCATCATGGTTACGTGTCCATGTAGCGATCACAACGCGTTTCCCGTTAGTGGCGAACATAGACAATTCATTATCAACAACGTCGATAGCCTGCCAGATTTTTAATTCCATGATTTATCCCCGTAGATCTTGAATAGTTCGCGCTCTTCCTGGTCTTCAACTATCCCTATATGCAGATCACGCAGGCGGCGCATTGTGCGGAATCGTGGCCTGAACTCCTGACTGCGTTTAATGTATTTGCCGCCAATTGAATAAATATGACCGTATGAGTACCATCTATTCCCTACCCATATTTCATATTCTTTGTCTTCGTAATTGAATTTTATCGTTAGCTCGCCGACTTCAACTATTAACCCTTTGTCAATAATGTCATTGAGCATTTCGTCCCATTCTTTGAGGAATGGTTGTTGATAAAAACCAAAAAGCGTATTCACAGCATGGCAAAGATAATCAATGATTATTTGCATATTGTCACACACATCATATAATAAACGTTATCATCAGCTAATAAGTCGGCGTCATCCTGAGTCATGTGTCTGGCCTCAAGGAAAAAATCCTCATCATGCCATTCACTAACAAGTAATCGCGCCCATTTTCGGCGCTGGCGCTTATTGCGTCGCAGATCATCAAAAGCCTTTAACGCTTTGTCATACGCCCTTACCAGGCGTTTACGGTTACTTTTCATTTTCACCTCTCAACATCCAATTTCTGTCACATTTAATTGCGAATACCTTAACAGGATCAGGGCCGAATAATGGATGAGTGATAGTTTTTACTTCGTACCCAAAATAAGGAAGGTTAATAATCCTGTGTTTTTCGTGGTTGGCAGGGTATCCCCATTTAATAATCAGGCGTTCATATTCCCGCCCTTCCAGACGTTTACGCCAATAGTCATTATAAAGCCGGTATTCCTCCACCTTCTTTCCAGTCCATATGGCGTGGAAATATTCCCCTTTCAGATTCAAATGCAGGTCTTTACTTGCCATCGCTATGATCCTGTAAACAGTCGTTATAGCCTTCAATGTATCCGGTTAATCCCGTGTTACTCACTGACCAATCAGCCGAACGGCGCTTGATGGCATCATCCATCGTTATTTCACCTTTGCGGTGACATCCTGCATCAATGTAACGGTTGACAACTGAAGACAACCGCCCGCGTAACTGTTGTGTTCCGGCGTAATGACGGGCCGTTTCCGTCAGATCGTTAACCAACTGGCGGTAAATATGCTCTTTTAATTTAGGCTTCATTATCGTCACCCTCGAAATACTGCTCAATCGCACGCTTGACGTTCATTTCACGCTGATAATTGTTATCGCTATAGATTGCGGCTGCCGATACGTGATCGATAATTTGCTGCAATAAAGCAGGATGAATTTTTATTTTTTCGTCAAGGACAATACGCGATGGCTTAGGTGCGGTAGCAATATCATAAACGATTTCTATCTCACCACGACCACCGCATCGCGGGCAAACAAACTTATCGTCTTGATACAGCATGAAGCCGCAACCTTTTTCAGTTTTTACTACCATGCCGTCATCGTCGCAGTTTTCGCAATACAGCCACCCAATATTAAGTATTTTCATTGTCGTTACTCCGCCCGTAAATATGAACCGGCTCAATTGGCACGGCTGGCAATTCACCTTCGTTTAATGCGCTCGCCATACCCAATACCAAACGCGCTTCAGCACCAGTGACTTTCTTACACCATGCACCGCCTGTTTTATCTTCAAATAAGATAACGGCAAACTGATCGTTTATTTCCAGCTTATCCATTATTCACCCCGCGTCACTCGTTTAATTTCGTTGTCAGCCCGCGCCTCTTCTTTGAACAATTCAGCAATGGCGTCTTCATAGAAAGCCCGGTATTTCTTCCACCATGTTGATCGGCTTACCGGGAAAACAAGCTGATTAACCGCCTGCCGGACAAGATCTACAGGGAAACGCGAGTACCCACGCCCGCCGCAGTGCTGGCATGTTTTGAACACTGGCATTTCCGCCGCCTCGCTGGCTGCTTTATCCGGTACTTCGCCACGGCCCTTGCACCGCTGGCAATGGTTTTTAACGTAGCCTTTGCCGCCGCACCGTGCGCAAATTGTTGATGTGTATTTGCAATATGGATTTGGTAAATGCCCGTGACCGCCGCACTTAGGGCAAACTTTTTCGGTCGCTGCACTCTGGCAGTAATCCCGAAACGCGAAAACGGCAACAAGAATAATAAGTCCATTGCGCTGATCCTCGTTTAACTCCATCACGTATTCGTAATCTTTTGCCATCGATTTTAAGCGGTCTATAAGCAACGACACGGCTTTATTTTTTTCAGCTTGCGATAGCTCCATCTTTCCCAAAAAAGCGCTATATCCAAGCTCTACGCGCGATTGCGCCATACCCGCAGCGGTTAGCGCATCCGTCGTATTAAGAGCGCCCGGGGACGTGCCCCGGCTTTCGTCAGATAATCGCGGTGATTTAGGAAAGTGGAATTTTAGAATGGATTCTAAATTCATTATTTGCCCTCATAACGTGCCGCCAGCCGTTTACGATCAGAAATGGATTGCACCAGCTTTCTTTCGAACTCTTTCAGCGCAAGTAATTCGCGCATGTGGAAAGCCTGGATTTGTCGGACCGTCTCTAAATCACGCTCGTCGCGCTGAATATCTATTTGCAGATCTTTAACTTCGTTTTTCATTGCTCACCCCACATATTAGTCGCGTATTCGTCAATATCCGGTAGTAGGTCGCCGCGTTCGCGGATCTTAATAAACAAGCGTCCGCCTTTTACCTTCCGGCAGCGAACAATTTTTATTGAGTCGATTTGCCCGTCATCCTTCCAGAATCCGGCATAAGTAAGGCTGTCAAAAAGGCATTTAGGGATATTGTCCAGATCTCTGATCCGGTTATCCGGCGGCGCGGCGTAAATGGCAATTGCCAGTCGGCAAGGTAGGTTAATATTTAAATTTAATAGCTCGATGATGTCTCTTACCTGTTCCCTGTATTCCTTCCCCACTTTGCTGATATAGTGAAAACCGCGCGAATGTCGGTAATAGCGATTATTCGATGGCGGGTAAGGCAGGCTAAAAGAATATTCATTCATGCTGCCTTTCTCCTTAAGGCGTCCAATTTAGCCTGATAGATGTTTATTAGCTCCTTACATTCTGCGATCGTCCATTTATGCGTATCATTGTTGTTTTCCAGTGCTACCACCCTTGCGAGGCCAATTTTTCGAATCAGTGCCGGGCGATACCCTCCTATGTTTCCGTCTAATGTCTGGTTGCAGTGCCTGCATTGTTTATGGCAATTATCCTCGTTAAAGCGAAGGTGTCCTGCGGCGGCAACCGTCCTGTAATGGCCCGCATCCCACCCGCATTGCTCACCGTAGTAAGTCCCGCAGGATATACACGGCAAGCGCGCGTCACGTTCGCGGATATAGGCGTTGAATACGTTTTGAACTTGCTTGATCCAGTAGCTGCGCGGATTTAACTGTTTCCGCTTCCGGTTGCGTTCTTCCCGCTGGCTATCGCGGCGTTTCTTCCGTTCCATCGCCTTCATAGCCTTTTCACGGTCGCGGCATAGCTGGTCAAACTTCAGTTCTTCCAGACATTCATCGCTGCACCACGTTTGATTATGATATTTAGGCTCAAAAAAAACGCCGCAGCACTTGCAACGGCGTCTTATGGGTTTTTTAGGGTTTTGCATAAAAACCACCCCGATTATTTTTGATTCTCTGTTTCGTTCAGCCTTTCGGCGTGTCCGGCCATTAGCCAATGTTCTAAGCATTCGTTGCACTCGTTACAGCCTCCTTTCTTCGTGCTGCATACATTGCACATTGCACGCATAACGCTTTCTCGTTCATAGTCGTCATGCCATTGGTAATTATCAAAAGGCATAATGCTCTCTCCTTTTCAGGTGATTTCTACGCATTTCAGCGCTGCCGGATTTTTAAAGAGCATTTTGTTTGCTTGAAGTATACAAAATGGATACGTGCTAACAAGGTGTAAAGCGCCATTATGTGACATTCATCACACAATGACGCCATTTTGTAAACTTCAGTCCGGCAAAACGCGGTTGAGCGTAGTACGATTGATGGCCCGGTCGTTAGCCAGGAATACAGCACGGGCGAAGCCACGCGGCGTTAGTGAGCGGATCATCTTTGTTCGCTTTGATTTTCCGCCTAACTTCGCGTGCTGCTTACTGTCTTCCCATTCATCTGGCATCGGCACAGGACGGAATAGCGGCTGCTTAAATCCATTCCCGCACCAAATACAAGTTTTCTTCGTGTAGGCGTCGCGGTCGGCAATGTATTCCGGGAAAGCGGGATGCTTATCATCTTCCGGCAGGTAGCCACCGTAAGCGCACGGATTGAAGATAAAATCCGGTTTACGCCATAACGTTGACAGTGCGCCCACCGGATTTTCCACCATCCACGGCACGTTATGCATATTCGCCAGTTTTTCTACCAGTTTTGCGTTATGCGCCGCCTTCACCTGGAAGTCAGGGTCTTTTTTCCGTTTATCAGCGAACCAGCGAGCGCCTGAAACGGCGAGATTGTCGCATGGAGGAAAGCCCAGGATAATGTCAGGATCTGGATATACAGACAATTCAGGGGAGAACATTACCAGAAAATGGCTATCAATCCAGACGTTAACATATTCAATATTTGGATGAATTATTTTTACCCCGTCATAATCACCGTGATTAGCGCCGTCATAGTTGAAGCAATAACATTTATAACCAGCGTCCGCCCAATCTTTAACGGCGTACCCGCTGCCGTCATACAGCGACCACACCACCCAATTTCTAATCCCGCTCATTTCCTACCCTCAAACGTGAAGTAGCGGCGCATGATGATAGTAATCACCGTTACCGCTGCCATTTTTGAGATGAATTGCATAGCTGATATTTCCGGCATAAATGCCATAAACGATAGCGTCGGGAAAATTAACGCATCACCTATGGCGGACGCTATATTTGCAGGCCAACGTTTAGAATCAAAGTCACCAGGCAAAACCCGGTAAACGCCGCCAGAAATAAGCGCACCGGAAACAACCGCGACAAATGACGCGATCGCCACCATTCCGGCGTCGTAATTTATCAGCACAGTGATTGCGCCAGCGGCGGCGCATGTTGTAGCCGACCATTTCAGGCCGCCGTCATATAACAGGAGGTCACGGATCATCATATTGACACACACGGCGGCTACCGTGGTGATCGGAATTACCCACGGGCCGCAATGATTAACAATAAGATTGATGATCACAAAAACGGCGACATAAACGCAGGCTAATAACCTGTCAATTGTCACCCTTTCCATTTGGATCGTACCTCTTATCATGAATACATTCTGATCTGTCAAACCTCAAATCAAGCCGATTAGTGACCTCACCGTTAAACTTCACAGTAGGAATTATTTTCCCCGGAATAATCGACGGGTCCGGCCCTAAAATATCAGAGTAAAGTTTTATCCCTCCGCTGATAGGGAGATCAAAAACAGCCTGTTTCTTTCTTTGTTCTTCCTCCCGCTCCGTTAATATTTGCTCCGCTTTTAGCGCGTTATAGCTAATCAAATCAATTAACGTGTCTGTCGGATCGCTGTTATTGCTCAAAATGGCTTCTAATCGCGCCTCCTTGAGACAAATTAGCAGATCCCATACATCAAGCGGGGTTAAATCTGCCCCCTTCTTAGCGTTGTAAATAGTGGCTATTTTTGGCGCTGATTTTTCCTCTTTTTTGTCGTAGCCGTTTTGTTTACCTCTTTGCTCTATGGTTTCCGCTGCAAGCCTTAATAAGTCTGTTGCCTTAGTCATTGTTCTGAACCTCTCGCATATAGCTCTTTACGTGTTATTTGCGTGAAAATACATTCATGTCTGCAACGTGGATGCCAGATCAAGAACAAGCTCCCTTTATTGTTTCCACTTGCTGGTTTCCCTGTCGCAGCATTGATAAACGCCAGCCGCCCGCGCGTGATTAATCGGCATTCGTTTGCCGTCTCCACGCCGTTCATAAACCAGCTAACAGAAATGTCAGCGGGCAATAACATTACGCATCCGATATGGTTTCGGCTGTGTTCAAGCGCCGCTTTATCAACGAATGGCCCCGGATTAGAATATGGTGGATTAAGCCAGACATACTCACCAGGCATTGCCACCGCTCCCCACGGATAATGCAACGTGTCCATTTCTTCTGTTATATATCGCGGGATTAATGCGTTTGCCTTGTTTGCCGCCACGTCCGCGACGAATTCGAATTCCCGATCCATTCCTCTAAAAACGGGTTTTGGCGTTTGCCATAAGTCTTTTATTTCTTTCGGCGTATGGCTGCCGCCGTAATCATTTTTCATTACGCCCCCTTAGAAATAATCCTGATCTGTTCCCCAGCGGTTATTCAGATACCCCACCAACCACACAAAACGCTCAATACTGATTAGCGGGGCGACCTTGCGATAATGCTTGTCGAGTATCAGACGCGTGGCTTTATCGCTGTAGCCGTTCTTTTCTACCTCCGCTTTGCAGGCCGAAAGCGCGGCGCGGGCGGCAGTCTTTACGGCGTTAAATTGCGGCTCAGACATATTGAATAAAGCCATAGGATCACCATGTATCATCCCAATCCGGCGCAGCAGTCCAGCAAAAACCAATGAATGCGCTCACAGCCAATAAAGCGCGGGCTGCAAAAAGAATATTCCCAATGTCGTTAAATTCAGGCAGCGACCACGTAATAAACATAGCCCCCAGCATGATAACACCGATAACAGTCAGGGCCGCAAGGAAAACAAAAAGCGTAGCCAAAAGCCACGCCCCAAACCAGTTAAAAAAGCTCTTAAGCATTTTAAACGTCCTCAATTACCCCACCTTTCACGCGCTCTTTAATATCCCATACGTGAGGCTTGCATATTTCTTGATAATAGTGATCCGGCCTGCTGCCGAAATACCATTTACCATCCATATAAAAATAAACGCCAGAAAAATTACCAGGTGCGGCCTTTGTTGCTGATTCTGGAATTTTCCATTCTCTGTAATGTTTAAACCGCATGTAATGACACCTCCCGGATAAGTTTACTTAATTCAATGTCTGGTAGTCTGCGAAAATGCTGTACACCATCGACAAAGCGCACGCAATAAATATCGCCTACATTGTTGTAGTAATAACAGCCGCTAAAACCAATTCCCGCCAATTTAGCGTTATCAGGCAACGTATAGCCGCCAACATTTTTCATAAATCACCTCATATGGTATTCAATAAACCACCTGATAAACAGGCATAAGGCAATAAAACCCCAGCAGCAGCACATATAAAACAATGTATCGTCCATAATTAAGCCTCAATAACACCGTAATCAAACGTGCCTAAATACCGTTCTATACTTACAACCTCAGCACCATCAATGCACCGTTTCCACACAGACACCTGGCTTTCATTTTCTCTGAAGTGCATATTAGAAAGCACTTCATCGGCTGGATAGCCTTTCCCAGCGACGTAGGCATCGTGACCTACGCCACCTTCTACGCAATAAAGCATCAATTCGCGTTCCATTTTGCTTCCTCCGCACCGTAAACCTTTTGATTTTGGCTTACAAAACGGACATGCGATCACAATACATAATGTATATTTATGTAATCGGAATCACTCGGTTAATGCAGTACACGTTTTTCCTGTTCAGGCATCGGCTGTGCGTTTTTCCGTGCATCATTAAGCACAGCGATAGCCGCCTGTACACCGAAATCATTTGCGCGCATATCATTGCCAACCATTTCACCGTAAAACAGCGGCATAAACGCTTTTACTTCTTCTTCTTTGTGGCCTTCCTCAATGCATTTCTGCAACATTTTAACTTCAAAGATGTTTTTCATCAGGCCGCGCATAGAATGCAGTGAAACACTACCAAACTGATCCTTGTTCAACGGGAAAATAACAGCACTTCCGAACGCGAGCGGATCAACCTCTTCCGGCACTGGTACGCGTCCGAATTCTTCCTCCATGCGCTTCACAAAAGTAAGAGAGAATACATAACGCGCTACCGATGTTTTTTCTTCCATACTTAAAGACACGTAATCGCGGATTGACGCACCCATCACAATATCAACAACCTGCAGCGCCAGATTCAAATCAGCGTCATACGCGCCAGCTTCCATATCTTTCAATACTTCGTGATAATCTTTAATTTCCACTTCGTGAAAGTTTGCATCATCTGTATAGCGAGTGATCAACATACCTTCATTACCGAGAGAGTAAGCTGTTTTGATGTCGTTCATGATATTTATCCTTTTATAGTGGGTGATGCCATTTCATTTCTGTTTCTGAATTAAACGGGTTTCCTTCGCTTGAAAGGAATAAATCACGCTCCCGTTTCAGTTCTTCCGGGCTTATTTCTATTTCATCAATCTGACCGAACGATCCCGGCATCATTCGTTTTAAATCAGATAGCGGACGCATAAGGCCGCAACCGCGTAACAGCATATCGACCGCGAATTGTCTACGTCCGGCGGCGTCATTAAAGCGCCGCGCCCAGGGCACAACCACGATCCGGCGTTCGAATTTGATAAATAGTGATAGCTTGTTTGTTTCGCTATCATATGCTTTATGGAATTTAATTTTCATTTAACACCTCGACGTATTGCTCAAGATGCCATTTACCAACTTCATCCATGTTTTCGTCGTATATAATGACCTCTCCGCCTTGCCTGAATCTGAAAGCAGTGGCTGTAAATTCACGGCCCCACCACGCCTTTAAGCGCTCCCCACCTTTCAGGTGTTTAACCTTTACTTCTTTTATAGCCATACGCCGAACATCCCATTCAGTCCGGCGAACAATTTCCGCCAGTGGTTTTCAACATAAGCCCGGAACGGCTTAACGCGAACATTGCGGGCCTTCAGTTCAATCTTGTCGAAGAAACGCGGCTCTATAATTGTTCCGTCCAGATATTTAACTAGGATCGGGCGCTCAAGATCGTTATATGTCTTGTTCAGCACAACCAGACCAGGGTCTTTACGGTATTCCGGGAGCACAACAAGATCACCCGTTTTGATATTCATGAATGGCATCACATCACCCCGCCGATATAGCTAATAATTGCCGCAGTCGCGCCAGCTATTACCACCATGAAGACGAAAGCGACCACACAGAAAACAGCCTTGACAGTATTTTTGTCGACTCGCATATAAACCTCACATGTCAGTAATCAGCTTAACAATCGCCACAGTGATATAGAGTGACGCACTAAGGTAAACAGCCGCCACAGCAACGGCGGCGGATAACATTGCAATCTTTTTCATTTGCCACCCTCCGCAATGAACTTATCAAGCCATTTGTTATTAGCCAGCCGTTCGGCATCTTCGCCGAATGATTTACGTTCGCTTAATTCCTGTCGAGTAGGGAAAGGCCATTTATCAACCCAGCCCGCAGACGTCTCGAATTCGTACAGCCCGCCGCCGAAAGTGATAAGCTCATCAGCGCCGTCAGGAATTTCTCCGTCAACTTCTTTATCTTCGATCATGATTTAATACCTCATTAATCGTTAATAACCTGACCCATACGCCCGCGATATTTGCGCATACGTGGATCGACATATTCAGGCCAATGCATATCATCAGCTTTCTGTAGTGGGTAAAAACTTGCCTGCCAGTTGTCGAACCATATTTGCTTTGCGTACAGGTCACTAAATCTTTTCGCCATTCGATCCGCTGCCGTGCCGCATAAAAAAAGCCCGCGATCGATTTGATCACGGGCTTCTCTTAAAACTTGCTCTTTTGTTCGCGGCGGCGGCGGTGCTTTTAAATAATCACCCATCGCCAACCTATTGAATCAGAACGGAATATCATCGTCGAAGTCCATCGGCGGCGGATTATTCCCGTTATTATTTTGAGGCGGTGGCGCTTTCTGCTGCTGGCCTTGCTGCTGGCCTTGTTGGTTAACGTTCATGAATTCAAATTCGTTAACCGCCACTTCTACCGCCGTCCCCTTCGTGCCGTCGTTCCGGTCATATTGCCGAACATCTAGGCGACCGCTTACCACTATTTTTCCACCCTTGCGGATATGTGGCGCTAATTTTTCCGCACGCTCACCAAATACCAGGCAAGTGACCCACATTGTCCGCTTATTATCGCCGTAGCCATTCGTTACAGCTAACGGAAAACTACCAATCGCTTTCCCGTTTTGTGTGTAGCGAACCTCCATATCATTACCGATATTCCCGCCCAGCGTGATTGAATTTAAACTCATTAACCCATCTCCCCGTTAAGCTCTGCTACCCGGATGTCATAAACATCTTTTGCCTTGATTCGATGCTCCGATCCTTCCGGTAGTAATTTCCAGCATTTGCCAAATATTTCACGCAGCTTGTTAGCGTCCTGCGCTTTCGCTGCTGCATCACAGAAACGTGCTAATACTTCATCAGGATTTGGCGGCGCTTTATTCTGCTGCGGTTGTTGTTTTGGTGGGTTTTTCTGTTGTCGCGGCTGCTGGCCTGTCTGCTTCGCGTAAGCATCAGTATCAGGATCGCGAGCATCATCTATACAGAATAAACCGTTCAAAGCATATTTACGCGCGTAACTTGATGTTGCTCCTGTTAGCTGGCTGGCGTCCATACCCTTCTTGCTTTCTTCCTCCCTGGCATAAGCAGTTACCGCTATTACGTCTTCACCGTCGCTTAGCGTCGCCGTTGCTTTCACATAATAGCGATTGCCGATCAGGACAATTTCATCACTAACAGTCAGCGTGATATTTTGAAGCAGTGGTTTAACCGCCTCTAAAATATCCTCCGCCGACCTGTAATTATATCCACCAAAATTATTACGCTGATTTTTCGGCGCGTTCAGCGTTTGCTGAATCGTCCATAGCTTTTTATGTAACTCTGTTTTCACTATTTAATCTCCCGTGCTGTTAACACTATGTATAAGGCTTTATTCGCGGCGCTCCACATTTCGGCATCGTGAAGCATTTCCGCTACTGCCAGTTTGAATTGAAGCGCCTGAATAACCATAATGTCATCTCCGGATGTTTACATTTTGTATTAATGATAGCGGACTTTATCCAGGGGTTTTTCCCCTAAATGTCGTGGTTGCGTTGCGTGGTAGTAGCTGCCGCTTTCATTTTCCGTATACCATTTTACTGATCCTTTGCGACGTTCTTTAATGCTATTTGGTTTGCATCTTTCCTCGTTTGCAAATCGAATAGCTTTATCCACATTGTCTGTTTTATTGATTGCAGGTGATGATTTTCTTTCGTTTTCTCTTTTTATCCTTCTGCGTTCCCTGGCATTCATTTTGCTATCACATTTACCATATATAATTGTAACGCTCATAATCTGATCTCCGTATATCCTTGATGATACTTAATAAAAAATCATCTTCGTTAATTGCCGCACTTCCAGCGGCTGACCAGATTGTTAATGAGCGGCTTAACATCTTTCAACTAATCCCGCAATCATCGCCGTTCCCGGCGTGACCTTGCTCACTCCAAGCAAGCTGACTCGTCGCCTTGCGTGCGGTTTCGTGGGGGATGTAACGCTTTAAACACCCCATGCGCCTTGTTATCAGTGCCGCTTTCGGTCCCCAATCGGGGAGTTACTCCACGGTTGACAAGGTGTTAAGCCTGATTTTTAAAGTGCCAGGAAGTTGCTTTTGTTACCTGCGCCCTTCCTTTGACTCGCAATATACGCCCCGTAAAACATCGAGTCAATCCATTTTGTATACTTTTTTAAAATATTTTATATGTCATTGATATTTAAATAATAAATAACGTTTTCTGTTTACGTTTTGGTGTTTTCCAGGCAAAGAAAAGCCGCCATTCGGCGGCTAATGTTTATGGCAGGTTTACGATCTTCGCATCAACCACCACGCCTATAATTTTTGATTCTGGATTCATAGGGATTGGCGGATACAGCGGATTCAGCGAACGTAAAAGCCTTTGACCTCCATCAATAATCAACTGTTTAAACGTCGGTATCTGCCCTTCCTCAAGCTGGGCTATAACCAGTTTGCCGTCAATAGCTGGCGCGTGCGGGTCAACAAGTATCATCGTCCCCGCCGGGATGCTCAACCCCTGCGGCGCGTTCATTGATTCACCTTTGGCAACCAGCCAGTAACTATCATCTGAACAAATAACGCTAGTCGTAACGTGTGGTAATGCTGATCGCCTTGTGTCATCCATATTGTTTACTGTGTCCTTCCAGTCAATAACCGGGTAACTACCTAAATCACGCGGCGGTGCGGCCTGAAGTGTATTAGAAACAGAATCATCAATGACCATACCATCATGTGTAACAGTGAACTGACGACGCCCAAGCGCCCGCATAATCCGCGCAATATCTTCAAGATTTGGCTCGCGGCGACCGTTAAGCCAGTGTGACAGGCCGCCTTTAGTTATCCCCATGAGATCTGCGAGTGAATCCTGACTCATGCCCTGCGCCCGCATGAGCTGCTTTGCTAAGTCATACCATTTTGTTTTCATGTCGCTACCCTATAACCTCAAAAAGTTTGATGCAAGTCACAAAACGTGTATTTTAAGCCTTGATCTTAAAATTCCATTTTGTAAACTTGCAGACAAGGTAAGGCCATACTTGCAAAGACGCAAGGAAAAAGATAACGGAAGGCACAAAAAGGCACTTACCTTAAGCTCTTTAAAAATCCGGTGTCGCTGCGAAGCGAAAAACAAATATCACGCAACGGCGGGATCTGTTGAGCGGTCAGTCACTGCTATCTAATGCTAATGGGATGCCCGCCCGCGCGTTCACTCTAACCATAGGAGAAAAACAAGATGAGTATGCACATGATGAATGAAGCATGGAACGTAAAACTTAACAGCCCGATCCAAAAACTTGTCTTAATTGCGTTTGCAGAAAAGGCAGACAACAAAGGCCGCGCACATGCTTCACGCGAAGAGATCGCAAAAGTGTGCGAACTGCCACTGCATACTACTGTTGACGCATTAAATTCATTGATCCGCAAAGGATTCATTAAACGCGCTGACGAATACGGCGACATTTATGACATTGCATTGCCGGAGGAATGATCTATGAAGTGGTTTAAGCATGATAGCGATGCGAACCGCGATGAAAAACTTCAAAACGTTTTATTAGATTATGGCCTGGAAGGGTACGGGCTTTATTGGTATTGCCTAGAACTAATAACTTATGACGTAGATCAGCACAATCTAACTTTTGACCTACGACATGACGCAAGAATAATTGCGCGAAACGTCGGATCTACTGAAAAACGTATAGAAGAAATGATGAAATACTTCATCGAAATTGGTTTGTTTGAATGTTCTCAAGGCCACATAACTTGTTTAAAGTTATTGAAAAGGCTGGACCAATCAATGACTTCTAAAAGCGCTTACAGGGCCGCCATAAACACAGCGAAGGAGCAATTAAAATTAGAAAAGTTAATCAATCCAACACAAAAAGGTCATGATAGGGTCATGACCGGGTCAGGAAAGGGTCATGAATTAGAATTAGAATTAGAAGTAGAAAAAGAAAGAGAAAAAGATATATACACTTCGTGTATTGTCGAAAATGAACAAAAAATGGTCAATCAGGATGGCGTAAACGAAGCGGCATTGCGTTGCCTTGCCTTCTACAACGACAAGGCAGGATGCAAATGTCGTGATGCTAAGCCATTCGTAGAACTACTGACAGAAACAAAAACACGTAAAGCGTATACGGAGGATGAGATCACATTAGTGATTGAGTGGGCTTTAACCCAATGGCGTAGCCGTGGTGGAGTACCTAAGCCTATCAACATTTGCCGGGTAACTAAGTTTGATGGGTATTTGGCTGATGCTGAACAATGGCGCAAGCTATCAGCTACTGTAAACGCTGCCGACGTGGTGGAAGCATTTAACAGCACGTTTGACGGCCTGTTACCACCTGCCGAACTGGATCGGGATCTTGAACGCAAGATCTATGCGTTCACTGACTACCTGAAAGACAAAAGCATTAACGGCTTTGTCGCCTACTTCGAAACGTTCAAAAACACGGCTTCAGATTTTTACTTCGGCAATGGCTTCACTGCGACACTTGATTTTCTGCTTAAACCAAAAACGCTACGTGATACGCGCGCTGGCGTTCTTTGACCAATCACGATCCGCAAAAATCCAAAATTACCCACAAAACAACCTCATCAGCGAGCTAAATCGCATGGGGGCTACACTTGCTTACCTTTTTGCGATTAGCTTGTTATGGAGCGTTTCAGAGAGGATTTAGCTATGAACGGTAAACGCATGTTCGCCCTGGCTTTCGCGATCGCGATGGCTATCGCTGTTAACGTCGCCTTGTTCGGCGGCTTATATCTACTAGTTAATCCATAACTACCCTTCTACCTTAAAAATCGAAAATTAGCCACCTGATTGCGCTTCTGGCGCAAAAAAGACACTGCACCCTTACAAGTGGGTTACGCGGTGGATTTTTGCGTTGTAGCGCGTTTTACGGAAAATAAATATACATTCTGTAAACCGGAGGAATTAACGTTATGTCACAAAGAAAGATCAGCGATGAACAGTTAATCGCTGAACATAATAACGGTCTGACGTATAAACAGATCGCAGAAAAATATGGCATGGCAAAACGCAACGTCGAACGCCTGGGCGCACGGTTGGCGAAACGCGGTTTAATATCCACGCGCCGCGCACCGGGTTTTGGCGTCAATGCTGAGTCATTGCTCGTCGATAAGGATGGCAATGTGATTATGCGCTGGATTAAAACAGCCCGTGACCGCGATGAAATGGAAATGCTAATGCAATCTGCTTGTGACGCCTTCACGGAAGAAATACCCCGCGCGGAGGCCGTGCCAGTGCCGGAAATTGATTTTCAAAAAAGCCTGGCCCTTTATCCGGTATTCGATCTGCATATCGGGGCGCTTGCTCATAAAGCTGAATGCGGTGAGAGCTACGACACCGGGATCGCTGAACGCGTGCTAAATGACTTCTTCGACTACGCGGTAGGCGCTGCGCCAATGTCTGAAAAGGCTGTTTTGCTTCTCGGCGGTGATGTGCTTCACACTGACGGCCTGTTACCAGTGACGCCATCAAGTAATCACGTTTTAGATTGTGATTCACGCTACGCAAAACTGGTTTATGTGGCGATCCGGTCGGTCCGGCGTGCGGTCGGGAAGATGTTACTAAATCATAAGGATGTCGAGATCCAGGTATTATCCGGTAATCACGACCAATCAGGTATGATCTGGCTACGTGCTGCGCTGGCGGCTTTTTACGAAGATGAACCGCGTGTGACGGTTGATGTGTCACCTGCTATCGTCCATCACACACAGTACGGCAAAACATTTCTTGCTTACCACCACGGGCACACTATCAAAAAGCCAGAAAATTTACTTTCTGCCTGCGTTTCTGACTGGCGGGAGGATTTCGGCAAGTCGTCGTCTGTTTACGCTCATTGTGGACACTGGCATCACCAACGGCTGATTGAATCATCGTTGGGCGTTGTTGAGTACCACGGCACGTTAGCTGGCAAAGACGCTTATTCAACGAATGGCGGCTGGCGGTCGCGGCGGCTGGCTGCGGTAATAATTTACAGTCCTGATCATGGGGAAATCGGGCGCTTTGTTTATTACCCTGAATATTCCATTTTGTAAACCGGAGGCGATGCCATAATGATAACCGAACAAGTAAACTCATTGCGGCAAGAAAGAGAATCAGCGGTTATCGGTGGCCTGCTGTTAGGTGGGCTTACTCCTAACGCGCAAGATGTTCTCGCTACGCTTGATCCTGAAGTGTTCACTATTCCGCTGTATAAGCGGGCTTTTGAAATTATCCGGGCGCAAGCCAGAAACAGAAATCTTATCGACGCCTTGCTGGTTGGTGATGAGATTGGCAACGAAAATTTTGTACCGCTGATGCAAACGGCGCGATCGTGTCCTTCTGCTGCCAATCTGAAAGGATATGCGCGACTACTACAGGAAGAACACCAGCGGCGGCAAATGCTGGAACTAATGGAAGACATTCGCTACAAACTGGAAACGGGGACGCTTGAAGTCGTCAGGGAGACGATGAAAGATTTTGATTCCCGGTATTCAAAATTAAAGGTAACAAAAGATCAAATTATCCCGGTGCTGTTGCGCGATGCGGTCCAGGAATACACGGAAGTGTTAAGTAAACGCATGGAGTGTGGCGTGAACTCTGACAACATCAAAACAGGGATTGACCCACTCGACGAAATGTTAGGCGGCATTAACGCTACTGATCTGGTGCTTATCGCCGGACGCCCAGGGTCTGGTAAATCGGCGTTGGCGTTGGCAATTGCCCGCGCGGCGGCTGAACGTCCATACCCTGGCGGCGAAGGTCAGCGGGTCGGCGTTTTGCTGTTCACGCTTGAAATGTCGCTCGATCAGATGACTGAACGTGCTATCGCTGGCGCTGGGAACTTATCAACGGATTGCCTACGTAATCCGGTAAAACTGGATGACGAAGGTTGGGCGCACGTCGCCCAGGGAATGAGTGCCCTTGCCGATCTCGATGTGTGGATTGTTGACGCATCGCAGTTAACGGTCGAGGAAATACGCGCCACCGTCGAACGGATGAAACAGGACCATCCTAACCTGGGGATGGTAATGATTGACTACATCGGGTTAATGAAGCTGGCTAAGGCCGAACGTCATGATCTCGCCGTAGGGCAATTGTCGTGGTCATTGAAAATGATGGCGAAAGAGTTGCGCGTGCCAGTGGCGGCGCTGGCGCAATTATCCCGCCGCGTTGAGGAACGACCGAACAAGCGCCCGAACAATTCTGATCTGCGTGATTCCGGTAATCTTGAACAGGACGCAGACCGGATCATCATGGTCTACCGCGACGGCTACTACAACGAACAATCGGTTGCCCGCGAATATATGGAGATCATCGTTTCAAAAAACCGTCACGGGAAAACGGGGACTGTTTACCAGCGGTTTGACGATAACGGCAACATCATCCCATGCGACCAGGCCCGCGCGGCGTCCGCTTGCATTCAGTCAATGCAACAACGTCCGGCGGCAAGTCGATTCTCCACACGAAACAGCCAGAACAACGCATCTTTTTAATTAACTTGAGCAAACGGCTTACCGGAAAGTTGACCGCTTTCTGGTGGCTGTTTTCGCGCTTAAAACGAGGCGAAAACAATGAGCATTGAACTTGAAGCAAAAATTATCAATATCCTTGAACTTGATGGCATCGCAACAATGCACCAGCTACGCCAGAAAACCGGATTATCAGCGGAATACGACGAAGCCGGATGCTTGCCGGAAACAGTTAAACACCTGATCGACACTAATCTGGTTGAGCGGGTGTATACATATTTTGGCCCGCGCCGCCGCTTGCTGGGCTATCGAATTAAATATTTATACGAACAACGACGCGAGCGTGTAGCCGCGTTATTTACTGACTACAACGTTAGAAAGCGAATGAGAGATATTAGCGCGGAAACTGGCATTCCGTGGAATTACCTTTCGCGCACGCTGCGTTTAATGGTGCTGGATGAAACGCTTTGCATAGATACCAATAAACACGGCCTTAATTTTTACTCACTGTTTAAACCTGGTCGCTTTGGTCACGCTAATGATCTCGCGTTTGATTTTGACAGCCGCCTGAACGAATACCGGAAAAATAACGGCCTGCTACCGGATAAACCAGTATTTGAGATCGAAAAACTCAACGGGGAACGGGGTTAGAATTATGAGACGGGTAATCTTTTATTCAGTTGAAACGTTTGTCGACGATACGCGCATTTATTATCCGTGGGAAGTATACGACGCAAAGGTGTATACACCGCCACTGATGCGGAAATATAAACACGTAAAATTTAACCGGGTTTTCGTGCCAATGCGCGATGCATTACGGGCGCTGCGTGGGGAATTAAGAAACACAATGCGGATTGTGTAAGGGGGAATTATGAACAAGGATTTAGAATTGACCGTGGAGGATTTAAGCACGATCGCGGAATACAAGCGCGGCGGTGATCCTGATAAACCTGTTACGGTTGATATGAAATATTTAAAAGGCGCTTTTATGACTTCTTCAAGATTGATAAGTCTTAAAGCAATTATAAAGGCGCGCTGGGAAAGTTGGCAGGAATACAAAGCGAAAAATAAGGTGAAAAGAAATAATGCGGCAAATTAGATTTGAGATAGTCAACGACGCCGTGAAAGAAAACGCTATCAGGCAGATAAGAGAGATCCAGCCTGATAGCAAAAGCCCGCTGATAATTACCATCCAGGAGAAAACCCGCTCGCTAAGCCAAAACGCGTTGCTTTGGGCGCTGTTAACCGACATTAGCGATCAGGTTAATTGGTACGGTAAGAAGCTGTCGCCGGAAGACTGGAAAGCGGTATTTACTGCCGGGCTTAAGAAATATGGCGTCGTCCCTAACCTGGATAAATCCGGCTTTGTTGTATTGGGGACATCAACCAGCCGGATGAGTAAATCAGAATTCAGTGAACTAATCGAGCTGATCTACTCGTTCGGCGCTGAACATGATGTTCAATGGTCTGGCGATACGAAATTAAACGAGGAATTCATAAAACGCTGGGGGTAATAATGGCGCGTTATTACATGGCTAAACCTACAGGAATTTTGTATAAGGTTGATGGCGAATATGTTTATTACTTCCACAACCAGGCGCGGGAGTGGCGATTGTGTCACGCGCACTTCAAGCACGAAATAGAAAATCACCCTGAATACTTTATCAAAGTTGACAATGTAACGGTGGCGTAATATGGCAAATAAAACACCTCGTGCAATAGGCACAATGCTTCACAGGTTCCGCGTTGATATTCCGCCTTTCGAAGTGACAACGTTTTCGAGCTATTACGATTTTGGTACGGAGTATTACGCAGGATCTAAGGTTGGCGGCGAATCTTATACGTTGATGGCTAATACGTGGCGCTTTATACGTTTCTCTGAAAAGGATGATGACGGTATGAATAAAGAAAGTGAAATCATTGATGAATTAATCGAAGATGAGCGCCATGATTGCGATGCGCCGGAAGTTACGGAATGGAAACCAGGAGAAAAGCCGCCGTGCGGCGTGTGGCTTGATTGTATTGGATTAGCAAGTGATAGAGTGATTGATGTCGTTAAGTTTTTCTACCTGGGCGATAAGTGGTCTATTGCTCACAGTAAGTTAGAAACGGGTATAGAAACACCGATTGCATGGAAACAATACTCATACCGCATTCACATTGACCCGAAAGAAAAAGCAATGACACGAATTGCGTTTGCGCTGGCTGTTGAGGTTATTGGTGAAGATGCGGCAAAAGAGATTAACTTTAACCGCGACAACGAATTTTCGCGCGATTGGCGCAATATGGCAAAAGCCATTATTAATGGCGATATTCCTTTTACTAATTACAATGGTGATGAGTAATGGATAAGATCGGGACAATACTTATTAACCGTGAGCAAGTGCAAAAAATGTTAGGCGGGCTTAGCAAGTCCGCCTTTTTTAAGCTCGTTAAAAAATGGAAAGAAGCGGGAACTCCTTTCCCTGAACCTGTAAAGGGGATGCCAGCATTAAAGCGCGGGGGATCTCTTTACCGTTATCAGGACGTTATTTCATTTTGTAAATCTATGGGCTTCATGTAATAATCAGCCAGTTTATTCATCGCCTCGATTTGCTCCCTCACATAATCATACTGATCATATATAGCCATCATCCCCGCCAGTTTATGACCTAAAACCTTTTCGGCTACATGCGGCGCAACGCCAAGCGCTGAAAGGTTTGTCCTTACAGTGCGGCGCAAGTCGTGACACGACCACGGCTCGCCGCCCATCCTTAGCATCAAATCCCTTGCGGCTGTTTTCGGCACGCTCCTGTCTACCGCTTCATCCCTTCCAGAAAGCACGGGAACGAAGATAAAATTAAAGCCGTGCAAATCCATAGCTTCACGCAATAAACCTACGCTAACGGCGGATAAACCGCGTTTAAACTCGTTTCTGTTCTTACTCAATGCACCCGGCACGGTCCACACACAGTTATCAAGATCGAAATGCTCGCGCCTTGCGTTTGTTAGTTCGCTTGTTCTGCATCCGGTGAATATAATCAGCTTCATCAATATCTGATTTAGCCGCGCCATTTTTGAACTGTCTATAATGCTGATTAGATGGTGAATCTCTTGTATTGATAAGACGCGTTTTCTTTGCGCCGGGTTTTTGCCTACGTCTTTCACGCGTAGTAATGATATGTCGTCACGCTCCACGCGGCGGCGGCGCATGGCATATTTTATCACCGCCTTCATCCTGTTTAAGACTATCCCGGCCTGAACCGGCGCGCCACCATTAGCTACCTTTCTAAAAATCCCCTCCCACATTATGGAGTCCATATCATCGACGATATAGCTACCGCATGGTCTGACAATGTGCTTACTTAGCATCGCATCGACTTGCTTATAGTTGACCATGTTTCTTGCCTGCGGTGATTCCATGTACTCCCTAACAATATCTTCAATCGTTGCCCGTGTCGTAACGCGTGACAAGTTCATTCTTTTTACGATCGATGGATCTCGTCCTGAGTTTAAGACTTCCTTATGCTCCGCCACCGCCGCGCGGGCTTCTTTGAGTGTTATTTCTCCGTATGTGCCGATCTTCATCCGTCGAGGCTTGCCGTTGAATCGGTAGCGATACTGGAAAGATATAACTCCGCGCGGGCTTATCCTGGCAGACAATCCGCCCGCGTCCGGGACTTCTTCCGGGCCGTCATATGGCTTGCCGTGGATGTTTCGTAATTTGGTATCTGTAAGCATAATTTGGTCACTATTTGGTACACACATTTTACGCAT